AATGATTTTCGGTCACCTCCTCACCTCTTCCAATTATGATAAAACGGAAGAAAAGATTGTAGGGGGTAAGAACGGGTACGGTAGCAAAGCGTGTTCAATCTTCAGCAAAGAATTTATGATTACGACGGTGGATCACCGATCCAAGAAGAAGTATATTCAAACATGGCGAAACAATATGAGTGTTTGTGAACCTCCTACCATGGCAGCCTCTGTTGTAAAGCCCTTTACGGAAGTGAGCTATGTTCCTGACTTGATTCGATTTGGTATGACCGGTACGGTCATACCTCCTGATGTAGTACAGGTCTTAGCCACGCGAGTGGTCGATGCCGCTATGTCAGCTGGAAAAGATTGCAAAGTAACTTTGAATGGTGTCGCCCTTGGTACCAATGCGTTCCCTAAATACATGAAATTATATTTGAAGGATACGGATGGAGCTTCTACTGGAAGTGATGGAAAACGAATTGCCTATGAACAAGCCGGTGAACGGTGGGAGATTGGAGCGATGTTGACCCGTGATTTGCACGGAGAAGCTCCTCCTGACCAGCGACACATTAGTTTTGTAAATGGTATTTACACTCGCAAAGGTGGCAAACATGTGGAATATGTTCTTCAAAAAGTAATGGTTGCTTTCTGCGAATATGCCAAAAAGAAGGCGAAACTAGAGATTACTCCAGGACTCCTCAAAGAGTCTGTCGTTCTCTTTCTGAATGCAACAATTGTGAATCCCTCTTTTGATACTCAAACAAAAGAGACCTTGACGACTCCCTCCAGCAAATTTGGATCTCTTCCAGTGATCTCTGATAAATTCATTGATTCCCTTGGAAAGATTGGGTTGCTAGAAGAAGCCAGAATTCTATTGGAAGCCAAGACAAAGAAAGATGCCAAGAGAACTGATGGCAAAAAACGGTCCACCGTTCGTGGCATTCCCAAACTGGAGGATGCTGTGTGGGCCGGTGGTGCTCGGTCTGCTGACTGCACTCTCATCCTTACCGAAGGAGATTCAGCTGCTACCACTGCTATTAGCGGTCTGAAAGTAATTGGTCGCGAACAATTTGGTGTCTTTCCTCTCAAAGGGAAGATTCTAAATGTAAAAGATAGTACCGCTGCTAAACGAATTGCAAATGAAGAACTTACGAATATTAATATAATTCTTGGTTTGGAGACTGGAAAGATTTATAAAAGCCTTTCAGAACTTCGCTACGGTCGGATCATGATCATGACCGATCAAGATGTGGACGGCTCTCACATCAAAGGGTTATTGATGAATTTATTTCATACGGATTGGCCCTCTCTTCTCAAACTGGGATTCCTTTGCTGTATGATGACCCCATTGCTAAAAGCTGTAAAAGGATCCACCACTCTTTGTTTCTATTCCGAAAGTGAATATGAAGCTTGGAAGGCTGTCAATGACAGTCGTGGTTGGAAAACTAAATATTACAAAGGATTGGGTACGTCTACGGCTGAAGAAGCTCGTGAATACTTTCGAACCATGCATACCGTTGCGTACAAGTGGGAAGAGAAGTTGACCGATGAAGCGGTAGATTTGGCCTTTAACAAGAAACGAGCCGATGATCGCAAAGCTTGGTTAGCGACTTTTAGTCGCGACCGCCATTTGGAGGTTGCTCCAGGTGAATCGGTTGGCTACAGTAAATTTGTAAACGATGAACTCATTCATTTTAGTGTAGCGGACAATGTTCGCTCTTTGCCGCATGTCATGGATGGGTTAAAACCTTCTCAACGGAAGATTCTCTGGTCAGCTTTGAAGCGGAATTTAGTTTCTGAGATTCGTGTTGCGCAATTGGCGGGATATGTTTCAGAAACAGCCGCTTACCACCACGGCGAAGTCTCTCTTCACGGAGCCATTATTGGAATGGCGCAGACCTTTGTAGGATCGAACAATATTAATTTATTGGTTCCCGCGGGTCAGATGGGATCTCGCCTTCTTGGCGGTTCTGATGCAGCCTCTCCAAGGTATATTCATACCTATATGGAACCCATTCTAAAAACTCTTATTAAAAAGGAGGATGATCCAATTCTGAAGCGAATGGATGATGATGGATTGTTGGTAGAACCCGAAACATATCTGCCAGTGGTACCTTTGCTTCTAGTGAATGGAGCATTGGGCATTGGAACTGGATATTCTACGACGGTGCCTCCTTACAATCCGGTAGACTTGGTAGCAGCCCTTCGAGCTAAACTGGCGGGGGGGGTTGTACCGGCTCTTACCCCTTGGTGGTTTGGATTCAAAGGGCCTGTTGCCAAGACAACTGAAAATACATATGTTACAAAAGGACTTTATGAATTTGTGGATGAAGACGCCCATACGATTCGGATTAAAGAATTACCGGTGGGATGTTGGACCAAAGATTACAAAGAATTTCTCGAGGAGATGGTAGTGAAGCAAGAAGAGGAGAAGGGTGCTGCAAAGAAAGCAGGAACTACTCCTATGGCTCATCTCAAATCCTTTGAAGAAGCGTACAATGATATTGATGTTGATTTCATTCTTCACATGGAGCCAGACGGATATCATGAAGCAAAACGGTATCCTGAAGAATTTGAAAAGCGATTCAAACTAACAACGACTTTCAAAACCTCTAACCTGGTTGCATTCCATGTAGATGGAAAGATAAAAAAGTATACTACTGTCCAGGATATTGTAGACACGTTCTATACAGCGAGGCTGGATGGCTACGTCCGTCGCAAGGCCCATCAATTGGAAGAAATGGTCAAGCAATTGATTGAATTAAATGCAAAATATGTCTTTGTTCTCGCCATTGTAGAAAAACGATTGATTGTCACAAATGTCTCAGACGAGGAGTTGTTGGCAGGACTGAAAGGATTGAAGCTTCCTCCTCTTTCGGAGGGGGGAGGCCCCCATGAACTAAAAGGCTACGAATATTTGCTGCGAATGCGCATTGATCGCCTGAAAGCCTCCTCCGTAGCTGAATTGGCGAAGGAGGTGGCGGATATGACAGCAGAGCGCGACCGATTGGCGGCGACGGCACCAGAAACTATCTGGTTATTGGAGTTGGATGCCTTCTCTAGCGCCTGGGAAACGTATGCCAAAGAACGTACAGCAACTTATACAGTTGCAGCGACCGTTCCTGTCAAAAAGAAGCGAATGGTGAAGCCAAAAGCTACCTTGAGTATTGAGTAAAATTAATTTAAATTATAAACATAAAATGAATATTGTAGATCTTTATAGGGCTGTAAAAACTCTTGTTGTATTTTACTCTTCTACCATCAATCGATCTGTTGATGTAGGAGGGAATACACTTCTGCATTATGCTGCTTGTTATAAAGATCATGATATGATAAAATTTCTACTAGAATGTGGTGCTACCCTTTATTGTAAAAATAATGCAGGAGATATACCTCTAGATTACTTATAAAAATGATACTTAAATTAAGTTTCCTTTTTAAAACTAAGAAAGATGGATACGAAAACTTGTTCAGAGTTGATTGCTCTTTGTAAAGAGCGGAAGATCAAAGGATACAGTGGAAAACGGAAAGATGAATTAATAGCCTTGCTATCTCATTTACCAGTTTCTCCTATTTTAACACATGAAGAAGCTGCTGCTGGACTTACTGCTGCACCAGAATCCTTACGGATTGTATCACTCTTTGCAGGATGTGGTGGATTGGATTATGGATTCTTTCATAATCCAGCCTATTCCCATGTATTAGTATCTGATTTTGATAAAACGGCTTGTGATACATATGAAAAGAATTTCAAGATCAAGCCTGTTTGCAAGGATGTTAAATTGTTGACGGAGATTCCTGATTGCGATTTATTGCTTGGCGGGTTCCCTTGTCAGGGATTCTCAATGGCCAATCCTTATAGAAGTGAAACGGATACACGAAATCAGCTTTATTTAGAAATGTTACGAATTTTAAAACTGAAAAAACCTTCCTATTTTCTTTTGGAGAATGTGAAAGGGTTACTGAATATGGGAGGGTATGCAACTTCTGAAGACAAGAAGAAAGGATTAGGAAAGATTATAAAACTAATTTTGGAAGATCTTACGGAATGTGGGTATCGTGTTCAATTCAAACTCTTTAAAGTAGTGCAGTACGGTGTTCCCCAGAAGAGGGAGCGTGTTATTATTATTGGGGTTCGAAACGAGAGTGGGTTTGAACCGGTCTGGCCAACGCCTGTAATGACTGTAAAGACGTTGAGGGATGCGATTGGTGATTTACCATTGGAGTACAAACCAGAGATTCAGCATGTTGGGACATTGCATAAATGTGCAGTGACGGGATATTTAGGAAATCGAGAATTGAAATGGGACGAAGCGTCTCCTACGATTACGGGACGAGGGGGGGGAACGGGAGGACCGGTCATTCACAATCATCCTAGTTTAAAAAGGAGGTTGACGGTGCGCGAATGTGCGCGGATTCAGACCTTTCCAGATTCCTTTACCTTTTGTGGATCGGTATCTTCCATGTACAAACAGATTGGAAATGCAGTCCCCTGTATCTTTTCAGAACATTTAGCAAAAATATTTGAAAAGGCGCCTAAATAGCGACTTTGAAACGTGGGTGACCGCGTGTAATTCTTTGAAACATCACTTTTTCATCAGGATCGGTCATGATGTAGAATCCTTTCACTTCATCGACAAAGATGATGAGCTCATCTTTGAAGATGCGCTTGAGTCCCTCCAACTCTTCTTTCAAGAGGGTAGGATGGTCGATGTAGGGGTGGAGGAGGCTTGTAGCTACCTCTTTGACTCCGTCGAAGGACTCCTTCAGGAGTTCACGAAGGGTGGCCTCCGTGGTCCCGTTGGCGGTGGCGACGGTGTAGAGTTGCAGGGCGGAGACCTCTTTGGGAGCTCCTGTGATGCAGTCGAAGAGGGGGAAGAGTTTTTCAGGAAGGAGGGTTTGTTTCTTGAGGTGGAGGGAGGCGCAGGTAGTGTAGAGCATTTGAAGACTTTTCATAGCCAGTTCATCAGGACTCAAGTCCAGGTGCAGAGACTCTAACAATTTGATTATGCCCTCTTTGATGGGGCGTAGAGCGTCACGGCCGGTAACTCCTGTATTGAAGGAGTTGCCGTCCAACTTTTTCACATCGGCGCGGTAGGTTACATCTCCAATAGGAACCTCCAAATCGTACGAGGAGTTCTGTCCTTTGGGAGGAGGGGTTTTCAGTTCACCGGCGACTTTGTATTCACCGTCGCCTTGTCCGGCCACAGTAGATTTAAAGGGGATATCTTTCGAGACGTCTGTCCACGGAATCCATATATCGGTTTCAATGGAAGCTGGTTCAGCGGGTTCAGCAGGAGCTGCTGCTGGTGCTGGTGCTGGTGCAGAGTCTGCTAGACTTACTGCAGCAGTAAGTGCAGCAGCGACTCCAGCGGCTCTGCCGCTGGACTCGCTGCTACTGCCTTCCCCTGCTAAGCGGGAGAAGGCTGCAGTAAGTTCTTCCATCTTTATTGTATATTGTATATACTATAAAGAATTTTATCAATTTTTTAAAAGAATTTAGGGAAGGGGAGGGAGCGGGTTCCGGCGAGGGTTTGCAGCATGGGGTGTTCCAGAGGGACGGGCAATTTGCTTACATCTTTCCGGTAATAAAGATACATATCTATTTCTGGAATAATTTTACTAATGCACCAATTTGCTACAATTTTATTAAGTTCTTCAATTTGTTCTTTGATATGGTCCGGACGATTCTTACCGTACTGGTAGTACATGGACCGCATAACGATGAGGAGATCGTCCGAGGATTGGGGGTCGATGATATGCTTTGTTTTCTCCCAGACTTGGTGGCGGATTTGATTTTGGATAATTTGCAGATTGTCCGGTGAAAAGAAGGTTGCGTTCAAGGGGGTGGCCAGGAGGTTGCCGCGGATGGCGTCCGTTCCGGCGGTCGCCGCTCCGGTCGTCGGGTAGGCAAATCCAGGCAACGGGGAGTCTCCTGGAGCCGAGGGTCGTTCGTCCCAACTGATGCGACCGTTTGATTCCATCTCTCTGATCTTCCTGATCTTTAAAAATTATTTTCGCACCCCCTAACATAAAAGGAAATGTCTTCGGTTCACAGCTACATTCGCCAGAACACCAATGTTCTTTACACTAACGTCAAGGACATGCGTAGCGCTATCACTCTCTCCGATGGTTCCACGGCGTCCCCTTGGCTTACAAGCAGTTACGGTGGCGGTGCACTGACTTCTGGACAGTATACAAGCACTATCCAGTCTACTCTTGCCTTTGCTGGTAATGCAGTTTTCCGTGATATGGGAACGCTGGTCTACCGTCCTTCCCCTGATGTAGGCGCTGGTGCAGTCTCTACGATCCTCCGCAAGGTGCAGTTTGTCCCCCAGGGTGTTCTCCAGACCGGCCAGGGGGTTGGCGGAGATTCTGTCGGCACGTACTTCACCGGCTATGTCCGTGTGGGCGGTGTCGATGGACTCTCTGGCGGTCTTGCTCGTATCAACTAAATAAATAATATTATAACAATCAGAGATCGTTTAACAATTTCTGTTTGTTCTATAGAATGAGTAGCACTCCACCTGTTACAACACCAATTGCAGGATCACCTGTCACTGGCTCCGGTATTTTTGGAACCGTTCAATCGTACGGAGCCTATCTTTATTGGTTTTTAGGATTGGCTGCAGCATTGGCCATTGGATATGTCTTATATAAAATGAATTTTCAAATTGCTGCTGTACTTGTCTTCTTGGGAGCCGTGATTGCACTATTTTATTATTATGTGAAATGGTTTCAGCTTCCTTCTACGAATGTTACGTGGCCACCTTCTACCACACCTTGTCCAGATTTTTTGACTCTAGTGAATCCAGGGTCTACCACAGGAAAGGCCCAATGCTTAGATTATGTGGGAGTGAGTGCGAATGGAAAATTGAAAAAGGCGGATCCTGCCAAACGATACAATGAGAATGATCCGGCCTATTTCACTATTGATCGAAGCAACAGCACCACCGAACAATGCCAAGCTGCAGCAAATTATGGTCTCACGTGGTCCACTATTTGCCCTGAGTAGTCTAAACTATTCTTTCTTCTTTATCATCAAATGAGTCTTCATGGAACCTTATTTGATCAGATCGTAGAATGGGCGAAGACTCCTCGAGGGCGACGCACGAATGCTCTTTTTTTATATGGAGCTCCAGGGATTGGAAAAACCACCTTGGCTCATGCTGCCTTAGAAATGGCTGGATATCGTGTAGTCGAATGGAATGCCTCTCAGCATCGTCATAGAGCTGCTGTTGAAGAATCTCTTTTACCTCTTTTGAATAGTCGCAATGTAAGTGATTTCTTTCGACCTGAAGGACCTCGTAATCTTGGGATTGTCTTGGATGAAATTGATGGAATGTCAGTGGGTGACAAAGGAGGTATGACTGAACTTATCAAACTATTAAAAGAATATCGAGGTGATAATGCTATTATATGTATTTCCAATGAATGGACAGAGAAGAAATATCAACCCTTTATGAAATTATGTAAATCGTTTGCTGTCGTTGCTCCTACGAAAGAGGATGTAGCGTCCTTATTACGAACACAATTTAGTGCAGCTGTTACGGATGCTACGATTTTATCGCTCTCTAACGTGTTGTTGGAAATTCATACAGGGGATCTTCGTAAAATATTACAAACGACTCGAGAGGTACGGACGCAGTTAGAAACAGGAAAAATGACAGTAGACGATTTACGACGGACCATCTTGGATTCTTTTGTAGAATCTCATGCACTAAGTACAAATCGGATTCGACGTGCTGAAACCATTAAAACATCCATTGGAGAATTGTTACGAGGGCAGTTAGATCTTTTAGCCGAGATTCCATTAACCAACAATGATTTAAATTTGGCAGGGTTGCATTTGCACGAATCACTTCCCAAATGGTTAGCGCGACACATTACCGATCCTGTACGAGCCTATCAAATGTATCGATCCTGTTTTAAAACATTGGTCGCCAGTGATCGGTTAGATTATTACACATTCTTTTTTCAACATTGGACGTTGTTCCCCTTAACTTATCAGGCAAAATTGCAAGGAGTGAATCAAATATTGTTTGGATACCAAGGAATTCCTACCGAAATGGCCAGATGGAAGGATGAAGAGATGGAATATACAGCAGTTCTTGCAAAGCAATCAATGCTCTATAATCAGTTTCGCTATCTCTGTGAAATGCGAGATTTGTTTCATGAAGATGGATTTGATTCTACTGTCTGGACAGCCAATCTATGGATGGGGTGGGCGCGGACAAAAACTGCTAAATTGCCATGGGAAGCGTCTGAGGTATGGAAGGTGGAACTTCCCTTGCGGTTTAAATCCCCCGATGTGCCGCGATTTATGCGATTGCTGCAATCTCTGAATATTCCGAAAGTTCCGGCGATGGGATAAAATGTGTGGAGATAGTAGAAAAGATGGATGCAATTGAAAATCGAGTTACTAACCTTGAAAATCGTATGGATACTTATGAGTCCGCCATCAATACTATTAATGGAAGACTAAATGCGCTTGAAGGTGCTGGTGCTGCTGGTGGTGGGGGCGGCGGTGGTGCTGGTCCCCGGCGCGGTGGACGCCGTTCTACGCGTCGTCGCCGTGCTTCCCGTCGCAACCGCAAACATTAAACCGTCTCCACTTCATCGGTATGAAGGAGGTGGACGACATCCAAAGGTGCGGTGCGACCCAAGCGGTAGGCTCTTCCGATAATTTGGTGTTCCGTGGCCTGGTTCATCCGATGATACAGAATTACATGAGAGGCAGCGCTGATATTCAGCCCTGCCCCCATATTATTTGCATTGAGGAAGAGTACACGGTATTTCCCCGTTTCAAACTCTCGTAGCAATTTATTGATATGGCCGTTACTTCCGTGAACAATGGCATGAGAAATATCAGCTGTTTTGAGAACGGTTTGAAGGGTATTGAAGGTAGCATCGTAGCCACTAAACATGAGGACTTTTGCAGTCGGATTTTCTTTTAAAAAGTGCAGCAGAGCATCGTTTTTGAATTTCTTAGGGGGGAGAGGTTCAATGGATAGCGTAGTGGACAATTCTTCACCAATGACATTTAATTCTTTAATACTGCGGATACGAGCTCTGCAGAGGGGGCAGGTGCTGGATCGTTCCAGACTCCTACAAATGCACCCAAAGCAGAATACATTTTGGCAGCAGGGGGTGAGGGTAGGCTTTGTAAATTCTACACAGCAAATGGGACAGGTTTGTTCTTTTACAGATTTCAATCGTTCTTCAATGGCGGAAATACGAGAGGCTAGACTGGCTATCTTTTTCTCACAGGTTTCAAAGGAGGCTCGTTTAGCGGCTTCGGATGAATATTCAATTGTCTTTTTAAAATCGTAGATCCGTTGAGCCTGTTCTAATTCATTTTTCAAACTCAAAGTTAATGCTTCATTGATGGTGGTTACAGAATGTGTTTCCAACCCTAACATCTGAATAGCACCGTCCATATCTCCTGCATGAATTCGTTCCATCATAGCTGGAGATAGTTGCGTATCATAGGCGTGGAGACTTGCTGGTTTTTCACAAATGATGGAGGCATGGCGAATCATAGGCATATGGAGACTAGATGCCAGAAATTCAGCAGAATTGCGAACAATGACACGAAAACTCTGTTGCACTGCTGCATTTATACTTGTATAGGGTGTTGCGCCATACATACACAAACTTCTTACTAAATTTGCATGATTAATTCCACGAATGTTAATAGCGGATGTATTCGTACCAAATGCTTTTTTAATAATTTCAACTGATTCAGCTGGGATGGTAGTGGGAGGAGGATATGCACTCATAGTACTCATATAGATTCCATTAGGACAGGCTAGATTAATCCAACTAGCCGTAATAAACCAATAATAACAGGCTTTCAATGTATCCGTTCCTCCACGATTAGTAAATGCAATTGTATCGGCTTCATCTACAAAGATTCTATTCCAGACCCAGTCTGCTAAAGGATTTGATTCTTCAAATTGTTTCCACATAGTACTACTTACAAAAAAGCATTGATATTCTTCTAGTTTAGGTAAAATAGGAGTTGTAGCATCTTTGGTTCGTTTAATAAACATGCATTTCAAGGTAGTATCTCTTGACACATAGGTTTCCCATTGGCTCATAAGAGCATGGGGTATAATAAAGAGGGAGGCATTCACGGCTTTATAGCTTCCTCCTTCAGGATTTAACATAATTGTACGAGTTCGTGTCAGGCTCACATCGGTAAGATTTCCCATATTGTTACGAGAGAGGAGTTCTACCGTTTCTTCAGAGGGGCGAGGTTGTCCTGCCAGGGCCAGAGCGGTAAGAGATTTTCCAGATCCTACAGGATCTCCAATTACACCATACGTCATATAGAGGGTTCCACCATAAGGATCCCCTAGAATAGGATCGCAAGAGAGTCCTGCACGTTTAGCAGCTTCCAACGCAATAGCTTGGTGCAAAGTAGTTTGTTGATGAACAAGAAGAGGTTGCTTGATGTAGGTTGGTTGAGCATATTTGGGAGATGTTTCTTTTAGTTCATGTTGATGAAGATTGTGGAGATATAGCCAAAGTCTATGACGATGGGTGCTCATTTGTTATAAAATAGAATTATGTATTTAAGAGGGTTATTTAATTTATTGAACAGGGGTCTTTGTTCGAAAAAAAATGAATTCACTTTTTTACAGTATGGAATATGTTGCCTTCTTAGGCATTGTGAACCCCCGACCGCGCCCGAAAAAAAGCACCTTCCGCCCCCACACCTTAAGATACAGGATGCCTTCGGCTGTCCTCCCCCCCTCCGCTGCGCCTACGGGCGCGGCTCCCGCGGAGATGCTTAACCGCTACGCGGATATGCTTACCCCCAAAAATTTCCTCGCCTTCGTGGCGAGCTTCAACAACTTTAGCGTGGGCCTTCGCTTTTCAGAGGACCAGTTCAACGCGGTCCGCGAGAGCTTGACTCCCGTGCAGCGTACGCTCCTGGAGTCCTGCCTCCCCAAGCTCAAGGACGGTCACGTCCTCCTTGTCTTCGTGACGCCCTTCCTCTTCGCGAGCGGGTTCACCCCGAAGCAAGTGGACGACAAGATCGCCATGATCAAGGCCGTTTGCGCCATGATTGACAAGGAGAGTTCCATCACCCTCCTCGGCCTTCTCCTGAACGGCAAGGCTGGCGACCACGTGCGCGTCGGCCTCGACGAGGTGACCATGCCACTCTGCCAGAACGCAGAGCCCCACATCACGCTTCGCGTGGAGCCTGGGTTCGACGTGGTCAAGTACCTGGGCCTGGAATTGGCCAAGTACGACCTCGCTCCCAACCCGGGCGCAAAGCTTCCAGGCGAGTACACCCCCCTGGGCCTCCCCTGCAACGTCACCGTCGCCATAGATCTTCCTTCAAAGGAAGACACGAGATCGATGACCGATCTGCGTGAGTTTGGCAAGGGCCTCCTTGACACGGGTCGTGAGATCACCCTCCGCGATATTGCGTTCATGGGCCTTCTGGCCGCGAAAGCGGACCACGAGGTCAAGAGCGACAATCTCGCAGCGGCCCTTGCGGCCCAAACGGGTGCCAGTGGACCTGCCAAAAAGGCGGCTGACAAGGCCGTCGCCGACGCCACCAAGACGGTGGAGAAGGCGAAGGATCTCGTGGCGGCCAAACAGGCCGCCCTCGATGCCAGCGGCGATGCCTCCGCATCCCCTGCGCCTACTGGTGCCGCCGTTGGCGGCGCCGGTGGACCCTCCGCCGAGGCCTCCTCCGCCCCCTCTTCCTCCTCCTCCTCCGTCGCCACGCCCAAGAAGGGTAAGGCGCCCCCCCAGGAGGCGCCCCTCGCGCCCATCAAGGCGCCCCGCCCCCCCTCAGCCGAGGGTGCTCCCTGCGAGGGGCGCCTCGGGTCCTTTAAGTTCAGCGGCGCCCTCTACGGGCTGACAGTCGAACAAGAGGAGGAGATCCACGCCGCGCACCCCCAGGTTGTGGGGACGGGGTGGACTCTCCCCGCCTTTAAGGCGAAACTGGGCCGCATCAGTCTCTCCGAGGACCAGATTGCCGCCGTCCTGAGGGACCACACCCCTGCGCCTACTGGTGCCGCCGTTGGCGGCGCCGGTGGACCCTCCGCCGCGTCCGAAGACCCGGTGGCAGTCCTCACGGCCGTTGTCGCGGCCTTCGGCCTCCTCGGCCCCCTCATTGACGGGCCCCCCAAGGCGGACTGCAAGGCGGTCTGCAAGGCGGACTGCAAGGCGGACTGCGAATGCCCCGCGCCCTCCCTGGTCGCCGAGTAGGCCCCCTCTTTAATTTTAATAAAAACTACGTCTAAGGACGAGTTTTTAAATTAGATCTAAGTCTTTTTCAATTTATAGGAATAAGATGTTACCCACGCAACCTACTGTCAGCCTTCTAACGCCAACGTACAATCGTCGTGTTTTTTTACCCAATCTAGTGGAATGTATTGCAGCGCAATCCTATCCAGCCACCAAGATGGAATGGATTCTTCTGGATGATGGAACGGATCGAATTGAAGATCTAATTCCATCCTTTCAAAAACGATTGAAAGAGGTAACCATACGTTACATTGGATTAACGGAGAGGTTGCGAGTGGGAGCCAAGCGCAACCGTCTTCACGATTTAGCGACGGGTGATATCTGTATTTGCATGGACGATGATGATTATTACATGCCGGATCGAGTCTCGCATGTAGTGATGAAATTGCGAATGAATCCCAAAATTGAACTAGTGGGAGCGAGTGAGTTATATTGTTATTTTATAGACGATAAGAGTATTTGGAAATCCGGTCCCTATCCTTTTTCCAATCATGGAACCTTTGGAACGATGGGCTATCTTACATCGTACGCTAAAAAAGTACGATGCAATGAAACAAGTTTTCATGCTGAAGAAATTGAATTTACGAATAAATATACTACTCCTTTGGTGCAATTGGATCCTCGTAAAGTGATGTTGGTGATGTGTCACAAAGACAATACCTTTGATAAGCACAAGTTACGAAGTGAGACGAATCCTATGTTTGTAAAAACATCATTGAAATTGAAGGATTTTGTGAAGGGGGCGTTGAAAGAGGTGTATACAAAGTTATCTGTGGAATGAGTAGGGGGGATGGTACCAGTAAAAGAAAAGTCCCGATTGAGCCGAAAGGCGTTATGCCTTCGAAAAAGCTCTAACACATCGAAGATTGGTTCAAAGCTTCCTGCAGATCTTCCTTATGCCAGTGAAAAGTATCTTCGTTTACTTGAACAAATTAAGAAGTTAGATGCGGACGATATGAAACAGGTTGGAACAAAATTTAAACACTACATTTTTACAGATCTTCGGGAATCGGCCTACGGGGCGAAGGCGATTGGATTATTTTTATCGCAGGGGGGCTTTGAATTTCGGATGAAATCGGGTCCGCGGGGAGGAGCTCTTTTAGTAGATGCAGAACCGGTGAAGAAGGGATGTGATGGGTTTGCACTCTTACAGTCGTTGCCTTTGTGGGGGCAACCGTTGAGTGTAGGAACACGAAAGAAGATGTTAGAGACGTTCAATCAACGTCCCGAGAATGTTCATGGGGAACTTTTACGAATTTTAGTATTAGATTCCAAGTTTAAAGAAGGGATTGATCTTTATGATGTAAAATATGTTCACTTGATGGAGCCACCGTTAGCCGAGAGTGATTTGAAACAGGCGGTGGGACGAGGAACACGATTTTGTGGTCAGTCAGGACTTTCATTTGTTCCCTCGGTTGGATGGACGTTGAATGTCTTTGTCTATGCCACACAACTTCCGAAGGTAGTTCCTTTTGTAAGTCATTCTGAATCTGGTACGATGGATGCACATACATTACTGATGAAATATTCAGGAATTGATTTAAATTTATTGAAAATGATTCCAGTTGTAGCGCAACTAGGGATAGAGACTGCGGTGGATTATGATCTTACCAAAAAGGTGCATGGAATTGGTGTTAAAAAGGTTGTACAGAAGGGGGGTGGAGTAGGATCGATTAAATTAGTAGACGATTGGAAGGACTCTAACATTTCTCGTTGTTCTACTCGCAAATCGAATCGGTTTCCATTCACGACCGAGCATATGAGAGAAGTAGCTCGGATTTTAAAACTGCCGATCAAAGTCACTGCCAAACGAGAAGAGTATTGTAAATTATTGAGCACATCGCAACCTTTTTTGGATGAATTGATTTTAACACAGGGCAAGAGTCGAGTGTATAAAGGAGATACTAGTTTTCCAGTCTTTCAGAAACAGATTCGAAAGGTCTTTGGAGATGTACGATGGAAGAAGATGACTATAAAGAATCGGTGTGGAGGGAGTAAAAAACCCTATTCTTTTAAGAGTCGGTTGGATGCCTTAGCCAAGTATAATAATACACAAAACTTTATTCGGCAGTATCTACGACCTGATTCACCTTTTAAAGGATTATTAGCATGGCATTCAGTAGGAACGGGAAAAACCTGCATGGCGATTGCAGCGGCATCTTCTAGTTTTGAACAGGCAGGGTATCGTATTCTCTATGTGACGCGGTATTCTTTAGTGAACGATGTATGGAAAAACATGTTTGGGGTGGCTGGAAATCCTATTTGTTCTGCGCCGGTTCGAGAGGCCATTCGACGAGGAGAAGCACTTCCAACAGATTTGATTGATCAGAGAAAACTGATATCCAAGGGATGGAAACCGCCGATGACTTATAGAGAATTTCAGAATGCTTTACAAAAAAAGAATGAGTTTGGGCGATCTTTATATGCGGAAAATCCAGATCCATTGTACAAGACTTTTTTAATTATTGACGAGATCCACAAATTGCAGGACGGGGATTTAAGTCCGATGGAATCAGCCAATTTTAAAACGATTCAGGGATTTATTCAGAAGAGTTATGAGGTATCAGGAGATAATTCAGTGCGGGTGCTGATGATGTCAGGGACACCCATAACAAAAAGTCCGCAGGATTTATTTGAAATTTTGAATACGTTGATAGCGGATCCGAAGAGACGAATTCCTGATTGGCCTGAATTTCGTAAATATTTTTTAGTAGAAAATGCGGATGAAACGTTTTCCATTACTGCGGAAGGAATCAAATTGTATCAGAGTCGTGCCAAAGGTTTGGTAAGTTATTTGAATAGAGAGGGAGATGCTACGACGTTTGCACAACCGAAGGTGCAGAGGATTGAAGTATCGGTAAAAATTCCTTCCTTGATCAGCGAGGAGGATATAGTAAAAGAGTATTCCAAGGAGAGTAAAATTTATAATTATGTACCAGAGGAAGATTGTACACTTCTAGATGATCAGCATGAAAAAGAGTTAAAAAAGTTAAAAGGATTATCTCCACAGGAGGAAACGATTAAACGATTAGTATTGAACAAGACGTATCGAGCCAAACGGGCAGGATGTATTGCCAATCGGGATAAGACGCGCAAAGTGAATCTAGGAATTTTGAAGGATGTTCAGGCGGTGTGGAGGGAGAAGCGAGATGCCTTTGCTAAGAAACCTCTTACCCAATACGATGAATTGAGGGCTTGTTTTGGAGAGGATTATTTACCTGAGTTTCCACGATGGAAAGAGGTCAAGGAGGTAGCGGAAAAGAAACTTTCAGAGAAGAAGAAATGGTTTGGATTGTTTTAAAAATTGATCATATAAGGTCTTGTTATACTATACTATAATACAACAAGAATGGCTACATTATTTACATATTCTAATGGAAGCGTTTTAAAAACGATAAATATGAAGGCGTTTCTAACAATTCCAGTATGGAAGGGGAATCGGCATATTGATTATCTACGGGTAGATCTTCTTGGAAAAGAGGTAGGAGATGATATTAAATCATTGGATTCTGGCTACCATGTTATTAAACTATTGGAAGAGGATATGGAAGGAAGGCCACGGTATGTGACCTATTTAATTGACGGGCAACACCGTCGAGAAGTGTTGCTTCGTTATTATGCAGCAGGACTTTGCTTAGAAGATTTTCCGATGACGTTTATTGAAAACGTAGTAGAAACTGAATCCGATGCGATTACATATTTTAACCAAATTAACAATACGAAGCCCATGCGAATTGAAGAGGATCCACGTTTGATTGCCAATCGGTATGTTGCGGCCTTGGAAAAGGGATTCGCGAAGGGATTGATTCGGTCAAAGACCACGCGTAGACCGTATTTATCTGCAGATCTTCTTCGCGAAGAGTTGGAAAAGTATAGTAAGATTTTGCAAAAGATAGATCCGGTTGCCTTTGTTGAAAAGGTAAAAAAATATAATTACACGCGATTGATTGAAATGGAGATTGAAAAGGCTCTTGGAAAAGCAATTCCTGAAACTTATAAAGAGAAGGAATTTACATTGGCGGAAAATTTCAAATGGGTACTATTCGTATTGGCGTGATCGTTTGCGGGTAGTGCCATTATATCGCTTAGTGCCCTCCACAAATGATACAGCTTTTTTACTTGCTTTTTTTGCGGTTGCTGGTGGTGTTTCTGCTGCTGCAGGTGCTGCTGCTGCTGCTGGTGGTGGTGCTTCTGGTGCTGTTGCTCTTGCTGCTTCTGCAGGGGTAGCGGGTAGTACAGAATCGTAATCTGATAGTTGTAAATATGACATATCATTTGTATCATATTCTTTATATTGTACCCTTATTATATTAGTATTATTAAAACGATTAATATTAGTAATTTCTGCAAATATTTGTTGTTTTGTTGATTTTTTAACAAACTGTATAAGCGAACCAATTGTATAAGTATAAGTATGATTACGTAGTTGTATTGTTTTTGTAGATTCATTATTCCATGTAATAGGATATGAAATTACTTGAATCGAATTATATTCTTCTGGTGCGATTGTAGGAGCAGCCTTGCCTAGTAGCAAAATAGGTTGCGTATCTTTGAATTCTGTACTATATTCAATTCTGAGATTATCATCTTCATCAAATCTTGGATGAGATATGGCTACGATAGTTTCATCATCATGAAAAAATGATATATACCCAGATTTTGTAATTATGAGCTGTGTACCATCTATTTTTGTTAAAATAAATCCATTTCCTTTTAAGGCTGGATTTACATATTCTAGGGTTGGTATACCCTTAATACGTGCTGCTGCTGCTGCTGCTACTACTGCTGGTGGTTGTGGTGTTGGTGCTGCTGCTGCTGCTGCTGCTGCTGCTGCTGTTGTTGGTGGTGGTGGTGGTGTTGGTGCTGCTGCTGCTGCTGCTGCTGCTGCTGCTGCTGCTGCTGCTGTTGTTGTTGGTGGTGCTGATGCTGATGCTGATGCTGATGCTGATGCTGCTTCTGGTGGTGTTGGTGCTGATGCTGATGCTGATGCTGCTTCTGGTGGTGGTGGTGGTGGTGTTGGTGCTGATGCTGATGCTGATGCTGATGCTGATGCTGCTTCTGGTGGTGGTGGTGCTGCTACAGAAACAGAAGGTTCGTGTACATTTTGCAATGGCCACATATTGGTTAGAAGATCGCCTATAAATGTATAATCACCTGGAAGAGGATTATCATAGTCGACTTGCCCTTTTCTTCTAAAAATAGGATGGTACTCAAACATTTTATATATATAAATTCCAGCCGATATAAAATTATTATACATACCATATTCTGTAATTGTATTATTTGCTGGAATTAAATTTAAAATAATTTTGTAAAAAGATGCATCTGGTGAAATTGTTCCAATCGCTCTATTTGCTCCTGGTACATACTGTCTATAATTATATGTTCCATAATATAATATATATTCTGTATTATCTATATTTAATTTCAATTTTATTTTATAAACAGAGACTATAACAGGTTGTTCTAAATTAGGTGATGCATCATATGGAACCAGAATATGATGATTGCATACGAATGTAGGTTGTTCTATAATAGTAAAAAAATATTTCATATATTCTGAAAATGCTTGTACCATTAAGTTATATAACCTATTTCGATCATCCGTATTACTAATACTTTTATAGGTTAGTGGTTCTAAATCAACTGTAATTCTATTAAATAGATCTGAATTTAATGTACGAATCGTACCTATAATTTCTTTCATTTTTGTAATATATATATTAGTATTTGATCCATATATTTTATCTACATTAAATTGATCAAATATAATATTAGATTGAAAACAATATTTACTATTTGTTCCAGTTGGACAACCAATCATTAATGTTTTGAATACATTATGATCGTAGGGAGGCCTTGACAATACATCATCCATATTTTCGAACCATAATCTATTATTTATTATTCTACGTCGTTCGACTGGATTATCTAATTCTTCCAACTGTTCGTAATTCTTATCAAAAAAACATTGTAAATCTTGGTGTATTTGTGTTGTTGTTACATAATCAGTACCTTTATCATAACTCTGCCCAATTTTAAATCCAAATCTCCAATTTACATCTGAATTTGATTTATAGGATACATATTCTTTTTCATTACATTTAAATATAATTATCTTTCGATCGGAACTTTTAGTTTTATTTAAAAGTGTAAATGTAAATCCATCAATCATTATAGTATTTGTAGAATCTTTACCAGCAACTGCTGCTGCTGCTGCTAGTACGAACGGGGGAGAAGTACTTGCTGCAGAATACGCCACATTTTTATTTAAAATATCTCGTAAATTTTCTTCAGATCCAATCCATGGATTTTCTGAAAGTATGGTAGCGATTGCCGTTGTAATAGCGGATGGTGTATCTCTTTCACTTGGTGAAGATTGTATATATGCGCATACTTTGTTTATATCTTCTGTAACCTCTAGCGTACGGATAACTAGTTTTCCACTAAATGTGTATTTCTTTTCTTGCGGAGGTCCAAGAACTAAATTTTGAATTTGGCGAATCTCCATACCTCTATTCTATTCTATAGAAACAATAGAGCTATGAACGCAACGACCGGAACCATACCCGGCTCTATGGGAGCCAAACTAGTAGCCACCGGTGTCATTTTATTCCTAGTTGTAGTGCTGATGTTTGCTGTAAACACCAAATACCATTTTTTACCAGCCAAATGGGATCTCTTCAAACGGTTAGGATTAGTAAAGAGTCAGACGGCCACTTTTTGGACAGATTCCAATTCTGTAACGGCGTTATCTCTGACGCAAACGGATCTTCCTGCTAATTTTCCTAGTCGATTTGGGTACACCATTATGTTTGATACAATGATCTTTAATTCACGAGCGCCGATGTCTACTGCATCAGGAGGGTTGCCACCCTATCGACACCTCTTACATCGTGGATCCAATGATCTAGGAACTGCAGGAACTCCAGCTGGATGTGGAGGGGGTGGGAAGGGTTCTGCGGGAAGCGGTCGTACCACAGGGTTGCCACAATTTATGAATCCTGGATTTATTGGAGATCCCACCACCAATGATATTATAGTATTTATTCATACAGATTCGGGAATTGCTTCTGCTCGAATTTCGAATCTTCAACTTGTCACACCTTATCGAATTGGATTGGTCGTCTACCAAGGATTTTTTGAAATTTATCTAGGCTGTAAATTACTCACCACGCAATTATTGAAAGGAACTCCCCTTGCTATCAATCCTTCCGGTGTCTATGCCTTAGCAGGACCCTTTGCTATGAGTGCAAAAATTCAAAATCTACGTCTCTGGAGTACTACTCTACCCGTCCAACAAATTGTAAACGAATGCATGATTCCGATGCAACCCTTTGGAACCGCGCCTCCTTGTACAGCTCTTTCTGTAAATCCCTTTGCAACTCCTACCCCTGCTACTTCTACTGAAACCGATGCATCTGCTGCTGCTACCATTGCTTCTGTTACAAAATGTCCATCTCCCAAATGATTAAAATCCTATAGAATAATTAAATGGAGACTAGTTTTTCAACCATTTTACTAGTTGCAACTATTCTTACAGTAATTGGCGCCTTGGTGTATTATTTTGCATATTATCGAACACAGGATCCTGGCTATTTACTAGATTCAACGTTCTATTCTACTACTGGAAATGAGGATATTGCAAATATATCTATGATGACCCCTGTACAAATTAATAAATATATGGGTGAAAATTTTACACTTAGTTGGTATGTAACAATGACAAATATAGGAGGAGGAATTGCTGGAAAATTTACACCCTTACTTTGGATAGCAGGAGTGGGAGCCTTTGTAGTAGATATGAATACAGGGGCCGTGTCTATGGTCGTTATATCTGCTCCGTATGATACTAATAATCCAGGTCCTTCCATCCAAACGGTGGTACTGGCTCAACCAAAGACAGGCACTTTTTTTGATAAATGGAATCAAGTTACGTTAACAGTTAGTGGAGCTAAAGTATGTGTTTATTTGGATGGAAATATGATAGGAAATTGTATTACTATGCCAAATGTAACACTAGCGGCACCTACAGGTATTTATTTTTTACAGGGACAAGGAATTTCTGCAAGGGTTACTTCCCTTCAAGCCTTTCCCTATGTCATGTCTGCAAGTGATATTTTAAATAATCATACTGCTACATGCGTTTCAGATGGTAGTAACACTCCAATTAATATGCAAGTTCCAAGCATTAGTTGGTCTACTCTTGGAACCAGTATTGTTAATTTCTTTTGCCAGACGGGCCTCTGTCCTTCCGGCACCGCTAGTGAGGTGGGTCTCGGACCCTTTACCCAAATCAATTATGAATATTCTTAGTAGAATGAACACTGCTAGAACGTATTATGCGCAGAACAGTGGGATGGTCAAAACAGGAATTTACATTGTTGTAACTGCTGTCCTTCTGTACTATATTTACGGATGGTACTCCGCTCCTACCACAGATATTATTCTATTAAATGCTAAAGTCCCTGCCAATCAACAAACAGATGCTACCATTAGTACAGGGAAACTTCCGGCGATTCGTATGGGGGGTGCCTACACTCTCAGTATGTGGATGTACATTAACTCGTATGAATATCGTCCAGGAAAGCCTCGCAGTGTATTTACCATTTCTGACGGTCAATTTGCACCTGCGCCCACGTCTACTGGATCCGGTCAGTTTTTAGCGGTAGGAATCTTGTATCCAAATGAACCCAAGATGATGATTCGGTTTGCTACTGCTGGAAATCGTGGCAATGATTACACGAAGATGGATCAATATATGAAATATATGAACGGTGAAGCATACCATGCTAATTCCGATTCAAATCCCATTGAGCTTCCCTCTTGTGATGTAATGGATATTGATTTGCAGCGATGGATTCACCTCACCCTCTCTGTGAATGGGCGTGTAGTGGATGTGTATATGGATGGAAAACTCACCCGCTCCTGCGTCTTGTCCGATCTTCCCCTTGCCAGTCAAGACAAGCCTCAGAGTATTTCATTAGGAGGTCCTCTGGGCTTTAGTGGATACTTTGGAACTACGCAGTTCAGTGGATCCGCTCTTTCTCCGGATAAAATCTATAGTTTGTATCAAGCAGGTCCTTACCCTGGTGTTGATTCAGGGTTTCTTGGATTCTTAGCTAATAAGATCGGTATTAAGCTTCAGTATGGAGGTTCTACTCCTCCTACCCTATCTAGCTAACTAGTAAACTATTATATTACCAGTAAAATTATTCTTTTTCATTAGTAGAATATGGAAACAGCAGGACCTCCCAGTCTGTTATTTCAATTGGCCATTACATTGGTGGCTCTTTTTGTTCTCTACGGTGTACTGACACTTGTGGACAAGAGTATTACTGCCATTGGGTCTGCAGGAAAAGCATCTGCTATATTGATTCAGGATACAACAGGAGACACAAGTATTATTCCCCAAAGTCCGCAGAGTGGAGCTCCTCTCATCTACCCTAGTTCTAATCAGCCAAGTGGCCAGGAATTCTCCTATTCGTGTTTTTTACAAATTAGTGCGGATACCTTTTCCACTTCTACCACCGCTTCTTGTTCTGCAAATGGTAGCGGTGCTCCCAATCCAACCGTTTTAAAACATATTTTTAGCAAAGGAACTGCAAATTCTTTTCCATTAATGGGTCCCGGTCTCTTTTGTCGTGGGGATAAAAATACTCTTCGTATCTACATGAATACTGTAGACAGTTGGAATAATTTTATTGAAGTCGATAACATTCCTGTAGGGGATAAATGGTTTCATTTAGTCATTCAGTTGCAAGGAAAATCAATGGATGTGTTTATTAATGGAAATGTTGTTCAAAAAATAACCTTTCGAACGGTCCCTAAAATTAATTACGGACCTCTCTTTGTATTCAACAACCGACATTTTCCAGATGGATCTAGTAAAGTACAGGCCGATTTTATTGTAGATGGAGCCGCCAAAGGGCTGATCAGTCGGTTGCAATATTTTGCCTATGCCATGAATGCCTCCCAGATTGATAAACTCTACCGTCAGGGACCCAGTTCTACCATTTCAGGAGCTGCAATAACCCAGATTGTTCCTTATATGACCGATACTTGGTGGACAGGTCAGAATCCTGGAAAGTAAAAATTACTGTGTAAATTTGCAAGGAGATTTGCTGCTCCCACGCTCGTTTTGCGCTTTCAAATGCAATTTTAAGTAATAAATGTCATTTTTGTCAATCTATTTATAGTTGAAAAAATCAGAAATTAATTTTATAAACCAATTATTTGTTTTATAAAATGTAGTATTCAATTAAATTGCATATTTCAAACCAGCCATACCGCTACGAAATTCAACAAAGTTATATGTTTCAGCAAAGATAGTCATTTGATATTGGTAAAAAGATCCTGTAGGAATGGATTCAACGTCTAGATCGAGTTGAAAGGTATTGAAACGACTAGTATTAATGGTACCACTGGGTTGGAGGGCGTCACTTCCATTTAGTGCAAAGGAATAGGTATAGACGGGCCAGAGGGATGTTTGGGTTTTCATCCCATTGAGTTCGTAGGGAGTTCCGCCTCCTTGTTGAGTTCTCCAGATTTGATATTCAGAAAAGTAAGGTTCGGTTTGGATTGCAAAAATTTCATTTCCATTTCCCAGGATTCTTGCTTGGGTCATAATTTGTCGTTGCAACCCTGGAAGATAGAGTCCTGATCGTCCCACTCCAGCAGGAACGGTTTGCCCTGTTAGAGGGAGGACATAGGGTCTTGAACCTCCTACAGGATAGATCCAATTGGTGAGATTGGTCCAATCATTGCGAAGAGGAATGGCATCATCCCGACGAATTAACCAGACAATACGGCTTACCAAATTATGAACATCTAATTGATAGAGATCTCTGGATGAAATGGAATCAAAAGAAAAAGGTTGAATTTGACGGACCAGATATTGAAGAGGGGATCCTGCAATGCGTCTTCGTTCTTCATCGGTCAGATAGATATAGGTAGTTTCTAAAGTTGCATTAAGGGGCCACCCATCGGTAGCAGGGGGAGTAGTACCAAAATCAGTTAAGAAGAATCGAAGAGCTCCGCTAGGATCGCTGTAGGTACCCGTCAAATTATTAAGAGTTTGTGGAAGAGTTCCGTAGAGGGTAGGATTCCAGAGAGTGGTATATTGATCTGAGGGGACGTAGGGAAGAGAGAATTGGCCGTAGCGGAGTCGTACACCACTGGGATCCAGGATTGTGTAGAGATCTCGAATAGGGCGAAGGGTAATTTGAATTTCTACTTCGTGGTATTGCAAGGCGATCAGGGGGAGGGCTTCACTGATGGCATCACTGAACCACAGACCGAGAGGAACTCGAAGTTGTCGTCCAGGGAGGGAGGGGGCATTGATTTGTTGGGAGGCGGTGGTCCATTGAACGACATTGGGATATCCGCCGGATGGATCGGCATAGACTCCATTGGCAGGATCAAAGAGTTCGGGGACGTCCCCAATCATCCAACTCCATTTTGCATATTGAGTATTGGTTTGATCTAAGAGGGCTCGAGTAGCGATCCATTCATCTGTAAATTCTTGAATCTTGGAACCGCCGATGGTGACGACCAAGGATTGGATCATACGGACTCCGAGTTGGCGGACCCATTGAAACTCATAGGGAGATTGGTTGGGGGGATAGGGAGGGGCGATGCGTGGATCGTAGCGAGTAACTTGTCCTGATTCATCCAAATAGACTTTACTGAAGATATCAGGGACGGTGACACGGAGTACCATATCTCGAATAAGATCGGCATTTCTAGGGATTTTAGCGGTCAGCTGAATAGGAGCATCCATTTGAAGACTATTAGGACCGGTCAAGGGGACTTGAATAGGTTCTGAACTGAAATGGGTGTGCCGCAAAAAGGCTTTGGCGAAATAGGTCATTTGGGGGTTTCCATTGACGACAACATTTTGGGACCCGTAGGCCACAAGCGGTAAGAGTCCACCTGGCATTCTAATACTACTAAGGACAATTTGCTTTGCAAATTATCCTTATCATATAGGAATGAACAGTAATCTGTTTAAGAATGCGCCTCCTTCTAGCCCCTGGATGCCATTCTTGTATGGGGCAGGAATTCTAGTCGTTGCTGCCCTTTTAACATGGATTCTATGGAGTTTTATGAGAGAGTGGTTACGCTCTAAATTGATAACTATGCCATCTGCTCCTGTGACTCCTTCTGCAGAGTCGTTGCCTACGGGGCAGTGGTGTTTTGTAGGAGAAGATTTAACGGGTCGATGGTGTGTGAAGACACCCGAAGAGGGTCTTTGTCCCCATAAACGAGTCTTTTCAAGTCGTTCTGACTGTGAAATGAAGACAGCCTCTGCTTCCCCTCTTGGAATCAATCAAGACCATGATACTACGATGATCCCTATTGCGGGATTATCAATTGCGTAGTCTTTTTATTACTAAAGTAATAATAGGGATATAATATGAGTTCATTGTTTTCAAGACAGACTCCCGAAGAAAAAGCAGCTGATCGTGCTGATCGAGCTGCTAGTCGTGAAGCTATTAATAATGTCAAAAAAACTATTAGTAATGCACTTACAGAACTTAAAAATGTAAGTGCTAAAGAAGATTATCCAATTATACAAACATTGTTTAAAGATGGACTTGATTGGTTAAAAGCACATCCTGCAACAAACCAAGATGATATTAATGATTATTTTGCAAATAATGTTATTTCAAATCCGCTTTATCAATCGGTGCAAATTCGAAAACAATGGTCAGATGCATTTACCTATTTTCAGTCAGTGACTGATAATCGAATGAACGAGATAAAAGAAAAAAATCCAGAATTACTTGCATCTGCACAAGAATTATTAACTCCCATGGTGGCCTATCGTGACAAACTATTATCATGGTTTAATAATGGACAGAAAAAGTTACTTCCTCAAGATTATGAAGACAAAGCAGTTGAAATTAAAGAAGATGTCGCAGGTGAAAGTGGTAAAGAAGATAAATTTAAAGTTCAAGTATTGTTGTATAATACTAAATTACGTGCAGAAATAATTGAAAAACAGGTAGAAAATAATGAAATTAATATAACACGATTGATTAATAAAATTGTTTATATGACTCTAACATGTATACTAGTTGTACTAGTAGGGTGGGGTGCTTTCTTAGGAGCTTCTTATGCTACCAATTTGAATAGTTATCGATCTTTTAATTTTAGAGTGTTTTATGCTATTTTTGGTGCTTTTTTTTGGATATTTGTAGTTTCCTATGAATTAATTTACAAAAAGTGGTGGAGGGGGGAACCTTTGCATATGCATGGATATATTCCTTTATTTGATGGACCGGTAGAATCGTGGTCATGGATTGGAAAGAATTTATTATTCTTTTTTGAGAAGACGCAGGTGGTGGATATGGAGGGATAATTATTTTCGTAGCAGCATAAAATAAACTAATGCAGAAAGGCCAATTCCAGTGCAGAGTCCAGTGACCATATGGATAGAAATAGAAGACTCTTGAGAAAGGGACTCCATATGATTCATAAAGGCGTCAAAACTAACTTCACGTTTTCCAATATCTAGATTGACTTGATTATGGATAGTCCAGACCCATTCTACCAATGTTTTTTTAGATTCGGTAGCAGGGGGGGTTACTTTGAGATGATGGGCGTAATGGTCACGGCAGATGGGGCAGGGAATTAGAAAGGAGAGAGATCGGTAGAACGAGGAGGCTGCTTCTTGTAGTTCAGAGGTAGGGTTCTCGGGGTAGCCCAAACTAATAATATGCATTGTATTCCACAGAATAGGCCCCCAGATAGAGGGTCGCATACTAATTTGTCTATGTGGATGCATATTCTATAGTATCCACATAGAAAATAGAATGAATGAAGCGCGGGGGAGTCTTAAACTAAAAGAGTTAAAGTAGAATAGGATGGAGTGCATTAATTGTGGAGTAGTAGGTCATTCATTTCGGGAGTGCAGTGCACCAGTAAGTTCATTTGGAATTATTGCAACGCGCATACATACGGATACCATGCAAGTTTTAATGATACGGCGGCGAGATAGTTTAGGGTATGTAGAATTTCTACGGGGGCGGTATTCATTAGCGACGACTGAATTTATACAGAGATTAATTGATCAGATGACGGCGGACGAGCATAGGCGATTATTGACGCAACCGTTTGATGATTTATGGAATAGTTTATGGAATCATCAAAATACGAGACAGTATCGAAATGAGCATGATCATGCAAAAGGATTATTTGAAAGACTAAAAACGATGGGAGATGCTACGGGACGAAAATTGGAACACTATATTGCAGCTTGTCCTACTCATTGGAGGGAGCCTGAATGGGGATTTCCGAAGGGGAGGAGGGGGCATCACGAGACAGAATTTGCATGTGCCTTGCGTGAATTTCAAGAAGAGACAGGGTGGAGGCATTCTCTTCCAGTTTGTAGCACGACTGTAGCCCCTCTAACAGAACTTTATACCGGATCCAATGGTATTTCCTATCGTCAAGTGTATTACATTGGAGTATGTTCAGGAGAGAGTGAGGTGGAGATGGATCCTACAAATCATGTACAACTTCGTGAAGTGAGTGCAGTGCAATGGTGTTCGTTGGATGAAGCAATTGCTAAGATACGAAGTACGAGTCCTGAGAAACGGGCGTTGATGGAAGGGCTACGAGTATAATTACTCGCAATTTTTCTTTACTAGTAGTAGGATGTCTGTAAAAGAGAATGAAACCCCTCTTGTTATGGAGAAGGGGGGGAGTCCGTATGATGAAAAAGCTGTTCAGGTATTTATGAAACAAAGTCCTGAAGAGTTGTATAAAAGGTGGAATAAATGGGATGCTTTCAAACCATTGATTGAACGGGATAGTTTAATTGAAGCTATGAAACGTATGGGATTATATCCAGATAATCCGATAGAAGGAGTCTATCCGGATCCGATGGATCCTTCTTTTGCGGAACGATTATTTGAAAAGAAAGAATTTTCAGATCTTCAGTCTCGTGCTTCCGAAGAGGATGATTTATGTAGTGCAAGTTATCAGAATGAATTTGATAAATCTGCAGTTCGGCAATTTGTTGCACGATTTATGAATCCCACTACTCCTTACACGAGTGCTTTACTGTATCATGGGGTTGGAGTGGGAAAAACATGTACAGCAATAACAGTTGCCGAAAAATTCTTAGATATTCTTCCAGATAAGAAAGTCATTATTTTAGCACCTCCTGCCATTGGTGATAGTTTTTATCGAACTATTTTTAATGCAAACAAATTAGTAAAATTACAAAAGAGGGATCGTGATTTACTAGGTCGTCGGTGGGATTCTCCTCAATGCACTGGTTTAACGTATCTTTCTTTGAGTGATATGTTATATGAAAAAGATACTTCTAAGATTACAAAAGAGGTGGATAAAATAATTAAGAGGCGATATACGATTATGGGATATGGTGTATTTGCAAATTATGTAAAAAAACAAATATTAGGGCGAGTACCAGCTCATTTATCAGAAGAGGAGCGATTTCGGTTAGAGAATGAAGAAATTTATCATACATTTTCAGATCACTTAATTATTGTAGATGAAGTGCATAATTTACGAGACGAGGGGCGAAAGGGTGGAGATGATGTAGACGGGAAAGCCTCCACTGATTTAGCCGAAGGCAAACTTGTCTTATCTGTTTTGGAACGAATTATACCCATTGCGGATGGAATGCGACTCTTACTAATGACTGCCACTCCTATGTACAATATTTCTACTGAAATTATTGGATTACTCAATTTATTAATTTTAAATGATACAAAAGATTTGAGTGCAAAATTAAATTTTGCAGATTTTTTTACAAAGAAGGGAAAAGAATTTGAAATAGTAAAAGGGAGTGATGCAAAACTTACAAAAATTGCACAACGATATATTAGTTATATGCGAGGAGAACATCCTAGTTTATTTCCTCTTCGTTTATCGCCTCCAGCAGTGTTTGATACGGACTATCCTACTATTTCTATGAACAAACGTGCACTTACTATGAATGATACTGTAAAAAATATTTTAAAAACGCTTCCTATTGTACCAACTATTTATACTCTTGACACAACGGCTGGAATAGTGTTACAAAGTTCAATGGAAAAATATCATAAAAGTGCAGATATAATTGAAGGGGAGGAAGGTGAAATAAACAAAACATTATTTAGTGCATTAGTATTGCAGAGTAATATAATTTATCCAGATGGATCTTCTGGAAACGACGGATTTCGGCATTATTTTATGGGGGAGGAGTTTGGAGAGTCGCCGCGACTTCGGCGGTTTCGGTGGGCTCCGCGCAAGGTTGCTTCTCGCGAAGTAGAAACTGCTGATGTAGATTCTGTATTTGGTCCTTCCATGTTACATCAATATGCTCCTAAAATAGCTGCTATAGTAGCCTCTTTAAAAACGTGCAAAGGGGTAGGGTTTGTTTATTCACGAGCCGTGACAGGAGGAGTAATTCCGTTTGGAATTGCATTAGAACGAGCAGGATGGTCACGAGTGTTGGCCAGTGGACGCATAGAACCCTTATTGCACGAGGCGCCTCCTCTTCCTTATGGGCGTCAATGTGCATTATGTGAACACCATGAAGAAGGTCATAAAGAGGATCATGAATTCAGACCGGCCAAGTTTGTACTTTTGGCAGGGGAGGATAAATTTACACCGAGTGTAGATGCTACCGTTCAATATGCACAAACCTTTCCTAAAGAGGATCCGATGGCTCCGTATGGATCTCATGTAAAACTAATTGTTGGATCGGGGGTAGCGCGAGAAGGATTAGATTTTAAATGCATACGAGAGATTCATTTATTAGATCCATGGTGGCATTTGAATCGGATTGAGCAGATTGTAGGTCGCGGTGTTCGGTTCTGTAGTCATTCTGCTCTTCCCAATGAAGAACGAAATTGTACATTGTATTTTCATGTAGCAAAACTTCCATCGGAGTATGAAACACCTGACATGTATGCGTATAGATTAGCGGCTGAAAAATCAATTCAAATTGGTATTATACAACGAGCGTTGAAAGTAGGAGCATTAGATTGTATGAATCATCAATCTGTATTGTTTATTGATCCAAAGAGGACACGAACTATAAAAACATCAAAAGGAACTATAATAAAGGATTATAGTTTAGCGGATAAGCAGTATTCCAGTATTTGTGATTTTATGGATAGTTGTACGTATAAATGTTCTACGGATATAGAATCTTCTACAATTGGATCCGATCGAAGTACCTACAAAGTGGAGGATTTAATGCGGTATTTAGAAGTTCAATTTAACAAAATTAAAATTTATTTTCAATTATATAATGAATTATATATATCTTTAAAGGAGGTTAGAGAACGGTTTTTTAAAGATGTACCGTGGGAATTGGTAGCGCTTGGATTACGAAAGAAATTAAACAATGCTTCTTTTATGATTGAGCAGAAGGATGGTACGCGTGGAACTTTATTACTTCAGAATGGATTTTTAGTATTTCAGCCATTGCATATTACAGATCCCGAAATTCCACTGGCGTTACGACATGGATATGCTTATGGACGTTTATCAACACGAATTATTTCTCCGCTGTTTACAACGGGTGAAAAGACTCTTACATCGGTGGCTGCCTCTGAGGGCGGGACTGAATTTCGTATCACCAAATCTATGGGAGAACGAGCCTTATTGCGTTTAGAAGAATGGCAAAAAGAATTACAGCAGTTGAATCATGCAACTCATGCAATGGATTTAACACGAAAAGTACCTGAGGGAATGCAAGAAGAAATGTATAGACTTCTTCAATGGATGCCGTATCGATTTCGTGATTTTTTACACATTGAGAAAATATTATTACAATTGTACATGGATCGTATCTGGTCCTTGGACGAACGACATGCTGTAATATCAGCAATGACAGAACGTCGAGGAACAGGTACGACTACTCTAACAGATGAATTAATTATTTCTACTTTATCTAATCCAGAAATCTTTGATGTAGATGGAATATATGGATTTACACAAATTACAAAAACGGGAGAAGAACTTCGATATTGTAAAGTGGGGAGTAACCCGGTGGGAATTTGTCCTCCCAGTGTTCTTAGCTTGGTAGAACCCATTCTAGATTCTCCCGTCAATGGGATTGATGGATGTGCCCCTATTTATGGATTTCATGTATTTTATAAAACCGCTCCTCTTTTTAAAATATTAAATACTGAAAAATTAAATGCTCGTAATCGTGTCTTCCATGGATCTAATTGCACAATTACTTCTAACTTAGATCGAATGTTAGAAGATGTCACCACTTTATACAAATATCAAAAAGAATATAATATGGCCTCCTTATTACCTATTTTATTTCAAATACGAAAGACAAAAGAAACAGCAGAACCTTTTACCTATTTAGATCAATTAAAATCTCCCCAGCTATGTATGTATAGTGAAATATTATTACGAGCGTTTCAGGCGGTGGAGACTACCTCTAGACGATGGATTTTATCAATGGTTGATTCAAAACGAGCTGTAGAAGTATCTATGAAGAAGGGAAAGGAAGTTCAAAAAGCAATTTTTCAGAATAGTTTTGCATTTATTCTGTCCTAAAAAAATGAAGAGAAGGAAAGTAGAAGGACGTGTTGCAAACCATGGAGACCATTCTATTAGATGAACGAATTGCATTGACTGCGATGGAACTGAATCTGGTAAAATCGTCTGAAGAAATTCGGTATCAATTGGAACAAAAATTACGTGACAAATATGAAGGAAAGTGCAATACGTCAGGATTTGTACAACCTGGATCGATAAAGCTTCTTGCAAAAAGCATGGGTCTCTTTGAACATGGTCGCTTTACAGGAAATATTCTTTACGATTGTCGTGCAAGTTGCAACATCTATGTTCCGATTGCTAAAACAATTCTAAAGGTAAAAATTATTAGAGAGAACAAGATGGGGGCGTATGCCATTCTTACAAAGGAAGGAGAGGAACAAGCCATACGAATTCTCATTCCACGAGATCTTCATTTAGGAGATGTTGTATTTGATAGTCTTACAGTTGGAATGATTGTATCAATTGAACTTCTACAGAGTCGATTCCAAACGAATGATCCCTATATTAAAGGTCTTGGTAAATTGCATACCGATACACCAACTGAATAAGATAGGGCTATACTATCTTATTTTTTAGTAAGGTAAAATGCTTTACATTTTACCTTACTAAAAAATAAGATATGGCGACATCCGGCCTTTCCATAGAAGAATATAGTCGTAGAAAACAATTTCTACAAGAGATTTCTTCGTTAACAAATGCGGAATTAATTGAAATTGTTCGCATTTTACGTAAACATAAATTTGCGTATAGTGAAAATACAAATGGTGTATTTTTTAATGTAGCCACGGTTCCTCAAGATTTATTTGAAGATTTATGTATTTTTATTCAATTTACAAAAACAAATCGCACCTCCATTGAAGATCGTAATAAGTTATTTACTACGTTAGGAGTAGAACCTCTATCAGATAAAGAAAAAGCAGAAGTTGCTGCTGTTATGGAAGATCACCCTGCTTTGAAAAAAGGAGTTCTTCGATAGGTTTAAAGTTAGTTCAATCAATTCTATATAGATGGTATCCTTTACAGAATTAATTGAACTACTAAAGAAAAATCCTACGCGGACAGAAGGACTTCCTACATGGAATGTTCTAGAACCTGATCGTGTATGGAGGCAGAAGGCTCTTCCTGTTGCTCCTGTTGCTCCTGTTGCTCCTGTTGCAGCTGTTGCTCCTGTTGCAGCTGTTGCTCCTGTTGCTCCTTTTGCTCCTATTGCTCCTATTGCTCCTGTTGCTCCTGTTGCAGCTATTGCTCCTGTTGCTCCTGTTGCAGCTGTTGCTACTATCAAACCTCTAACATGTATTGTACGTCCGTATGGACGTATAGTGGATCCTCTTTGTATAGGAATTGCAGATTTATTGTATGACGGAGCTCCATTTCGAACGGCGAGACAGATTGAAAAGGAGGAAGCGATTCGATTAGAAGCCATGATTCCAATTTTATACAGTGCAGAAGGGGGTCGATCGCGTGGATGGACAAAAAAACTTCTTCAAACTCATTTTCAAGCACGAGCTGCAATGGGGGGTGATTTATTTGATTTGCAAAGAGGTAAACTTGGATTTGATTGGTCTAGTATTTTTACATGCAAGGAAACTTCTGCACTGTTTGATTTCTTTTGTTTAGCCAAAGGAATTCGTTGTATAGTATGGAAGGATTCGTTGCATTTTGGACTTTGGCCAGCCGCGGATCAAGCCACTGTTACCAAAGAACCTTCTTTATTTCATATGCAAGAAGGGCGACTTTGTCACGGCCCTTCCTCTCTTTCTGCACTCTTTGCATGGATCGATGGTACTCCCGGTGCAGGATGGACTCCTGCCCTTTCTTGTCTCTCCATTCTCTCTTCCAAGACGGTAGCCGAACTTGAAAAAGATGCTACTGCAATTGGAATTACGGTAACAGGGAAGAAATCGGAGCAGGTGGTTCAGATTGCTGCTGCAAGGCGAAGACGCACTTGCTCTTCGTAGAAGATTTCAGTATAGATCCTTTCATGAATAAAGTTCAGAGTTTCATCTGAACACTTTGCCAGATGATGTTCAATGGATTTCTTTTGAACTCCTCGCAACTCCTCTAGCAAGAGGTATGGTTGAAGAGATCGATTCTTGCCGTTTGATTCTACAAGAATGTACAGGCGTAAATCCTTCCCAACCATAAGATCAAACTTTTCAAATTCTTTTCGAATGAGGTCTGACAGTTTTTTATACTTTTCTGCAGCTACACAAAACAAAGTTCGAAGCGGAGCATACGGATCTTCCATGGTAGAGTTTGTAAACATATTTCTACAGAATAAAGTTGATACTCAATTTTATTCTGTAATTTATAAAATTGATAGCTTAAGGCTACAAAATACTAAAGAAGAATAGAGAGGATGAGTTTATCCATAACAAAATCCGAACACGAACAGGTCACCCATTTATGGGGGATCTGGGAAGGTGCGGAGGATTTGGAATTGGAAGCTACATTTCCTACCAAAACGTACGTAGATTGGATTCATGTTGTCCAATCATTACGATCATTAGGACTTCGTGACATTCCTGCGCCTTCCAAACTAAATATTAGTTTGAACGAGGGGGTTCGAATTTCAATTGTAGGTGATGCACAAATTCAATTGTATAAAGATACAGGAAAATTGCAACAATATCATGTACTTATTAAACAACCATCTGGAATACCCGATCTATCGTTTCACGAATACGAAGGTGTTAAAATCAAAGTTCGTCGTGAACGAGCAGTAGAAAATGATGATGAACGAGTAAAACGAGCCTTAGCAGGATGGGGAAGTAGTGAAAAAACATTTCGTTATATGAAACGATATTCATTTACGAGTGAAAAGAATCCAGGAATTCAATTTGATGCAACGGTTGTTCAACAAAGTAAACCGGCCAAAACATTGGCAGAATCAGGTCTTATGAAAGCAAAGATTCATTATGAAATGGAAGTAGAAGCCATTCGATCTGTAAGCGGGTCGAAGGGAGTCAGTGGATTTCTGACTGGAATTGCACGAGTTCTTCAAGGACTCCAACAATCCTATGTTCTTTTATCCAAATCTCTATCCGATTCCATTCGAACACAGATTTCATCTACTCTTGGAATGAATGAATTTCCAGGATCTCAACCTGCTACTCTGATGATGGAACATATTGCTACTGAAAAAGTACCTGGAACCCCTAACATTCGGTTTGATGATTATAATGTCACAGACAAAGCCGACGGAGATCGTCGTCTATTATTTGTTGCCGAAGATGGTCGAGTGTATCTTATAGATAAAAATATGAAATTATATGGAACCGATCGAAAAGTAGCCGATGCGGCTATGTGGGCCGGTGTTTTACTAGATGGAGAATGGATTCATCAGAATGCAAAGAAAGAGCCAGTAAGTTATTATTATGCATTTGATATTTACAATGGGCGAAAGGGGGTGGATGTAACCAAACGTCCCTTTTACATCCGCAATGCAGCCGCTGTTACACGTCTTCAGGAAATGCAAGAAGTTATAGCCATTCTTCGTGATGCTGAATTTATTGTAAAAGGGATTCCTCCCTCCAAATCGCTTCAAATTAGTATGAAAACATTTCAACCTACAGTAGATCCTTCTATACCAGGAGGCATCTTTACTGAAGCAAAAAGTGTATTTGACCGTCTTTCTATTTCACCACCCTATCACATTGATGGATTGATCTTTACTCCCAATGCCTCTTCTCTTCCAAAGGGGAAAGGATCGTGGGCAGCTCAACTCAAATGGAAACCTGCTGAAGAAAACACAGTGGACTTTCTCGTGATAATGGAGTCTGAAGATTCTATGAAATTAAATAACGATGCAATAGTACTCTGTAAAACATTGCACCTTTATGTTGGATCGGATGCCAATATTCAATTTCGTGATGTACGAAAAACCGTACTGGAAGAGGAATCTATTGCTCCTCCTACAGACCGAGTGCAATATAAACCAGTTGAATTTATTAGTGATCCTTTTGATCCGTATGCTTCTGTTTGCTATGTACCTGTAGAAGAAGGAAAAATCTATACAAATCGTACTCGAGATGTAATACCGGATCGATCCATTGTTGAAATGGCGTATCATCCTGAGAATCCGATTGGATTCCGATGGGAACCTACACGAGTTCGATGGGACAAAACGGGTCAATTTCAAAGTGGAGAATTCAAACGAACCTTTAACAACGATCGAACCGCCCAATCTATTTGGACTTCTATTCACGAACCTATTACGAAAGAAATGATTTGTACAGGATCTTTATTTCCTAAAAGTGAAATGGCAGATATGGCAAAACTTTATTACAAGGTAGGAGTTTCTAAATTTGATACAAAATTAACAAAAGGATTGCAAAGTTTTCACAATAAATATATTAAAGATAAGATTCTACTTCATTCTACACTTCATTCCTTCAAAGAACCCAAACTATTGGACATGTCCTGTGGAAAAGGAGGAGATTTGCAAAAATGGGTTCGCAACGGAGCGCATTTTGTGCTAGGGTGTGATATTGCTGAAAGTGGATTAATTGATCCACGGGACAGCATATACAAACGTTATATCGAACAAATTCAAGAAAGGGGGGGGCGGGACCGAGTGGCACCGATGGTCTTTGTTCAGGCCGATGCTTCCAAGCTCTATGCCGATGGAACCGCGGGTATGACTCCTGCCGATCGTGCTATACTCCGCTCTCTCTGGGGGCATCCTGAACCTACGGTTCCTTCTATGGTTCGAAAACTTGAAGGAATTGCCTCAAGTGGCTTTCATATCGTATCGTTCATGTTTAGTCTTCATTATATGTTTCGCGATCGTGCAATGTTTGATGGATGGTTAATGAATCTGGGAGCTTCGCTCCAGACAGATGGTTACTTTATTGGATGTTGTTTTGATGGAGATACGATAGCAAAGAAGTTACAGGCTGTTCCAGAGGGGCAAGTTTTAGTAGGAGCTCAAAAAAGTACAACGCTGTGGTCTATTCGAAAACAATACGACGACTCTTACACGGGTGTTCTCCCTGCTACCGATGAAGGATTGGGTCGTGCCATTAGTGTTTATTTTGCCAGTATTGGAGAAGAACACCAAGAATATTTGATGAGCTTTCCTTATTTAGTGAAACGTCTCCGTGAAATTGGATGCGAATTATTGACAGAGGAAGAATATCGTACGATTGGATTACGAAATTCAACCGCTCTGTTTGAAACCTCTCACGAAATGGCTATGGAGCATGGAGAAATATATCCTATGATTCCAGAAATTCAAGAGTATTCTTATTTCCACCGCTGGTTTATCTTTAAACGAAAGACCAATGCGGTAGTAGCCCCTCCTTCCAATCATACATCTCCTGCTCTGGTGATTCGACCTGCTGAAGATGAAGCCCCCGCTCCCATTCTTATGCGAGAAGTGGCTCCTCCTGAAGATCTAATTGAATTGGATGCTATTCCAGAACCTGCTGAACCTCCGAAAGAAGATCTTATTTCTCTTGATGGAGAAGTAGAAACAGTTTCAGGACCCATTCTAAAATTTTATGAAAAGTCGGTTGAAAAGGATGATTTGAAAATTAAAAACAAAGGGTGGGCTAAATATATTTCCTCGGCAGCTCCCTTTGAGTTTCACGATCGTTCCGATTCCTCCCTCACCTACCCCAATCTAGAAGCCGCCATGGCTTCTGAAAAATTTAAACTCTCTACAAAACCCGAATTGGGTCCTTCCCTCTTCTCCAAACTCAATGATCTTTCAGAAATTCGTAAAAAGGTAAAAGAGGTCAAAAAATATGGATTTAACCAAGAAGCCTGGGATGAACAAAAAGAAGATATTCTAGATGAATACATCTTTCAACGCTATCAAGTCGATGAAGAATTTCAGCGCATCTTAGAAGCTGTCAAAGAACAAAAAGTAAGGTTAGTCTTCTACACCGGTCCTACCGCTGCCAATGAGTTGGGCGGTGGCCTGGAGGGAGAAAATCTCTACGGCCGTGCCTTGATGTCCTTAGTCGGTACGACCTATTAAGCATTTAAACTAATAATGCCATATTTTTAATAATATGCCATTATCATCCGAAGGAGCCCTCTCTTGGCAGCGGTTAGCGGTGGTGAATGCGCATCCTCGTGATGCGCGGATTACCTTTGATGAGCCCACGCATAAATATACCATCGATGGGAGCAAATACGATATATCTTGTACCGGATTTGTTCACTCTTTTTTTGGACATTTTGATGCCGATAAAGTCATTGTTAATATGATGAGGGGTCGCAATTGGAATCCCTCTAACAAGTATTGGGGAATGAGTCCAGAGGAGATTAAGGCGTTATGGGCTGCAAATGGAAAAGAAGCCTCTGAAGCCGGTACACGAATGCATCTAGATATTGAACATTATTACAATGCATCTCCTATTGGGAATGTTGCAATAGATGAATGGAGTGTATTAGAAGGGGTTGAATGGGAGTATTTTATGCGCTATGAAACAAAATTTCGGATACCGCGAGGGTATGTACCCTTTCGAACGGAGTGGTTAGTTTTTTACGAGGAGATACGATTAGCAGGATCGATTGATATGGTTTATATGAAACCCGATGGAACAATTGCTATTTATGATTGGAAACGAGCCAAAGATATTAAAATGGAGAATTCATTTCAATCAGGGTTGGAGCCGGTAGAACATTTACCAGATACAAATTATTGGCATTATACTTTACAGTTAAATATTTATGCAAGTATTTTGGAGAAAAAGTATGGGATGAAGGTAACTGAATTAGCGTTAGTTATTTTGCATCCCAATAATACATCGTTTCGAGTGATGATGTTGAATCGATTGGAAGAAGAGGTAGATGCTATTTTTGAAGATCGGTTAAAAAAGGTTACCGCAGGTATTACTCTTCCTCGATAATAGCTTTTGTAGGAGGAGACCACATAGAATCCTTCCAAACAGGAATATATGATTTAATTTGTGCGACGGAATTATTAAGTTTATTCATAGCTTTATATTGTTCCATTGTAAATTGCAACAGAGTATTTGTTTGTTTAATAATTTCAGCAGGGGATGAAGTAAGTAGAGTATTTAAGATATCGCGGAACGCTGCAAGATGCATTTCTACAATTTGTGTACGACTTCGTGCCAAATGTAGTTGTTTTTCTTGTTTTTGCAAAGCAATTTTCCAATCTGTTTCTGTAATATCGTTTATAAGATAACGAACTCGTAGAATACGTTTGGGGCAGTTTACAGGATTTACTTCTGCTATTGTTCGACGAAGACCTCGTAGAATATATTCATAATGTTGTGTTAGAGCGTAACGATCATGAAGAATTATATATAATTTTCGTTCTTCTAGATCAGGATTTGAATAAGTTTGACGATAAAGATGCTGAGTGATGGTAGTATTGTCCATATTGCAAACTAAATCTCCTGCAGGGGGACGAGGAATTGCAATGCCACTTTTTCGCATCCACTCATAATAGTGTGGATTATGGATATGGCCTGTTTCGATCTTACCCGTTTTCCAACTGAAGGGAGTTTTACATTCAGTGCAAAACATTTGATCGCAATTTCTTACAACTGTAAAGTCTGGTAATATAAATCTTTTATTTTTATCAACAGACCAGCCATAATAAGTTCCTTTCCCAATTGATCTAACTGACATATTCGATTGAATACTTGTACGAATGGTAAATCCTCTAAATCTGGATTTAACTGATTCAGCAAGAGATATATATTTATCAACTCGAAGTTCATAAATTGTATTCTGAAGTTTTAGAACCAATGTATGTTTGCTATTCACAATATAAGATATTCCATGAGATTGTGTAACCTCATATAATTCATCTTCTCCTGTTACAGTATGTAGTACAGTGCGTGGTAATGTATCATCTCCTATAAGAATATCTCCTATACAAATATCTTGTGACATTTTTTTAGTTCCATTCCACAGTGGAATGGATGTATCTTTAGCAAAGCACCCTGATATTTTTGAAATGAGGGATGCACAAGTAGGGCAGGGCCTTGTTTCAGCAGCGATTAATTTTACACTCGCTACTTTTTCATCATTGCAAATATGTAGTTCAGTCAGGATAGGATCGTGGCAATCTTTACATACGTTTACATCACAGATTCCACATTTCCATTGGGTGGACAGGAATCCACGACAATCGGTCACAGGACATGCTTTAATAAAAGATCGTTTTATAACAGGTTTTGCTGTATCTGGTGTTTCATATCCATATTGTCGAATTAATTTTTGAAATTGACATGCTTTAGCCGAATTTACTATTTTTCTATATCGTTCATATGTACTAGCAGATTCCAATGATTTATATATTCGTATAGATTTTTGTTGTTTATATAATAGTTGATGTCTTATCTCACAATGAGTTTCTTGAACAGGTTTATATAAATGTAAACAAGTAGGGCAATTTAGCCAATAAGAGGGTGAATTTATATGAGTTTTATGAATAGCACAAATTTCTGCTCTTTTTTCACATAGAATTATTTCAATATCATTTAAGGCTGCATGAATGTTCATGTAATGGATATATTCAATTGAAGATTCTAAGACTTTTTTAGAATCTGCTAATTTTAATTGGTATTTATTAATATATTTTTTTGCAACTTGGTATTGTGCTGCTTCTTCTTGAGTATCAGGGAGACGGATCTTTTCTGAATCTAAGAGGATTTTTTCACGATGGGCTTTAAAAGGCCCTGTACGAAACACTGCTGTACAAATTGTATTGATAAATTCACGATTCCAGACGGCTTTGCAGCCTGGACAATGTATTTCAATTGTTTCTTCAATTAGAAGAGATTTTTGGAGACATTCACGACAGAAACTAGTATTACAAAAGAGGCAAATTGACTCTTTTTTAGTACTTTTATTGCATTTTTCGAGACAGATTGCACAGTCCATTATAATTTATATACACTATATAAATTAGAATGATTTATCAATTTTTATACTTCAATTCGTAGTTGAATATCTTCTGGAAGTTGATCTAGTTCAACGAAATGGATAGCTTCTGCGCCAGAGGGATGAAAGAGGAGAGGGATACGTTCATTATCTAACAAGAGATATTGGAGAGAAGGAGTTCGAATAATATCTTTAAACTCTAACATTCCTGTTCGAGATTCTATTTGTGTGAAAATTATATTTGCATTAATAATAATTGAAAGGTGGGCAAGATCTTCTTCAGACCAAGTAAAATGTTCTGTAGAGTGGGAAGGACGAAGACGTTGCAATTCTTTTTCGAATGCGGCATAGGTGAGTTTAGTTCCTTCAGCGGTCACCAATAATTCTCGAAGGATAGCATCTTGTAATTCAGGAAGTTTTCGGATAATATCAGGAAGTTCGCCAGAACGGGTCCACCCAAGATCTTCCCATGCCACAGGAAGTCCTGATTCAGTGGCAATTTCACGACCTAATTCTTCAGCGCTCACTTCTTCAGGATATCGGTATCCTTGTGTGTAGGTGGTAGGATGACGTACAGTTAATCCCAATTGTTCATAGAGTTCTTTTCTTCCACGGCCATCAAAACTTACAATAAGTGTATCCTCCTCTTTTACAATACCGGTAGGAGGTCTCAGACGTGAAACACGTGTTTCTTTCTTTTGTAAAACTTCATAGGCGGCCCCATTCGTACGCAAAAGTTCATCCACTAGTCTTGCTGTAAGAATTGTAATAGGATCGCGAATGGTTCCATAGGTAGGTGCATGAATTTTACAACGTCCGTCAGACCAGCTGCACATTCCAGAACAGTTCCCTTTTTTTAACAACACGCAATCTTGTCGTAACAAAGGAGGTACCACACGAACACCTTCCGTTGTAATCCATGCTTGAACAATACCATGAAGAAGAATATCCCCCCTTTTACGTAATTCATACAATGGAAGTTTTGATCGAGCTCCTCGTAACAATTCAAGTTGCGTAGCGACCCCCTGTCCCTCACGAATTAACCAATTTGAAAGAGAAATGCGAAGATATTGATAAGCTTCCTCTAATAATTCTTCAGGATTAATTTCTACTTCTTTCATTAATTTCATAGACTCTTCATCCGCTTTTTGTAATAAAATGGAATCTTCTTCTTGATGTAATAAATTTGTAATTTCCTCCACTGGAAGATCTACAGGATACGTCCCTTCTTCAAATGGTTCAATCGGAATTTCTGTATTTTTATTTAAATCTAATTGAACAAATGTTTTTACTCCAGTTGCACTTAGTACATACCGTAGTATAACCGGTTTTAATAATGAAAATATTTTATTTAATTTTGTAAAAAATGCAAATGCTTTGGGATAAGATGGTTTTGGTAACGATGTAATATCATATGCAGAGGGGATATATATATTTATGGTCCCATCATCTACAACAGGAATATAATATAAATCATGCTGGTATTCCACTAGAACTCCTACTACACGATTTGTTCGTTCGCGTAAAATAGATTTAATTGAATATTCTTTTTTATCTTCTAGGACATCTAATAAAATACCTAATCGTACAATATTGTTAGTATCTGGCAGCCATGCATGAATAGGTGGAATGGGTCGTCCGCATCCAACAATGGGTTGTAAATATTGTGAATATAAATTTAATAATTTTTTGCGTGATTCTGCAGAATATTTTGCTACACTTGTTGGATGAATTGCACCACTATATTCTGCATTATTTTCAATATATAGCAATGGTTCAATTATAGATTGCAATTCTAACTGATAAATAGGAACTAGGCATGGATTTCCTTCTCTAGTTCGTTGAGAAATGCCAAAGGGAGGGCACAGGATATCACCTTTTACAATTTTTGAAAGAATATCTCCTTCTTTAGCATAAATTGGGACTATACGCGCTACAACGATACCATCTTTGCTAAAGAGTCCTGGAGTAGAAAGGAGTCCGTCCCAGAGACGAAGTTCTTTCATTTCATGAGGATCTTTCAAATAACGAACAAATCGTGTCCATGCTTTAAAAAAACGAATGACATACGCTCGATCTGCTTTTTCCAATTCCAGTTTGCCCATCCATATCTGAAATTCCAATGCCGTAGAAGGACTTCCTACAGTTCCTGGATCTGGTTCTGCTGGATCATAAAATTCATGAATTAAGGTTCCATAATTAGCGGCTTCAAAGGCTCTTGCAACATCAATCATCCGTGTAACAGTTAACCATTTGAGAATATCTGTAGGAGGCATGATAGAAGTAGTTGAGATTCCTGGTACACCTCTTCCTATTCTTGCTGTAATAAATACCAAATAAGAAAGAAATTGAAGAAAATTTTGACCATTGGTATATCCATCACCATAAATACCAAATCGGATAAAGGCATGAGGATTTGTTTGCATTTTAGGATTTCCTTTTATAACGGTTGTATAAGAATCTACGGATTGTCCTAGAATAGAATCAATAGGAGCAGGAACTACCCCAATGGTACCTGCTGTCAAAACAGTAGCCGATCGTAAAATATAAATAGAAGAACTTTGAATTCGTTTGAAAGCAATTCCTAAATCTTTTATTTTATCTACTTGTTTTGCAGATCCCTCTACATCGGTAAGGGGGTCAGGGTAGACCGGTTCCAATCCTTTGGGAGGATTTGGAATAGGAATGGCTTCTTTTGGAAGTTCCAGCTTATCAGGCGATTTAAAACAACAGGGTAGAATATATTGTTCTGGGTGTTTAATTTTGTTAAAATATCCTACATAAATATTATTATCTTTTCGTTCAATTACATTTTGTTCACCACAAAAAGGGCAACTTGGAATTAATTTCTTTTTTGCACCATTGTTCATAGTATCTCCCTCGTATTCGGACTCTAACACTGGTATTTGATCTGTAGCGCACCATAATTTAGAACAAACATAATAATTGGGAGAACTAGATCCAGCTCTTGCAAAGACCCATAGTTCAGTTCGTTGTTGTTCTTTAATTAATTCATTTACCATAGGAGAGGCGGCCTCTCCTAAAAACGATTCATTGCCAATTAAAGGAACTCCTAACCGCAATCCATGAATTTCCATAGCTTCTTTCTCTTTTTTTGATTTTTTATTATATTTTCTACGTTCATCGGCTGTACTGGATACAAATCGGACCACTTCCGCATTGTAATCTGACAAAGGATACTCTATCATATGAACTCGTCCATTATATTTTTCTTTTACATCTTTATATTTAATGGGGGAAAGGACATAGGGTTGACGATGTTGGGCTCGTTGACAAATAGTGGTATACGCTTTATATTCTTTGGACAAGGACGTAAACTTAAAAAGAGTATCATCTGCTTTTAATAAATAATTAATATAGTTATAATTTTCTTTACGAGCGGCAGGAACTGAATCGGTTGATTCAAATAATCCCGCAAACGCATTTTCATCCTCCTCATCAAATGATAATTTTTTATCAATCAGAACATCTTTTTTAAAATCTTTCTTTTTCTTATCAAGTAATTCCATTTTTTCTCGAACAATAATTAATTTAGAAATTGTAACAAGTCTTTGCAATTCTTTATACGACGAAATATTTTCAAAATTTAAATAAAATTGGGAGGATTGAACTTCAATAAAGAGAGACCCGCCTAATTGATCGGCAGAGGGAGGCCGAACAGTTCCATAAAATTCAATTTCTTCTCGATGACGCAGTACAGATATTTTAAATGCAATTGCTGCTTGTTTTACAGAAATACCAAATTCTTTAATTAGAAGAACACCGGTTTGTTTAGCATCTGTAATTTTATTTGTACGATATAATTCAATAGCTTGTTGCAGTGGATCCTCTTGCGGTAAGGTCTGTCCTACACGAGATCGTATCGTAACACCATTCACTTTTGAATGAGATTCCTCGTATAAAAAAGGTGAATATTGTTTTACACGTTTTTGTAATTCTTTTACATTTACTTCGGTCGCTACATCCAAATTCAATTTATAGACTCCTGAAAATTTAGATAATTGAATTGAATGGGCTGTATCTGCATTCCACCCTACTGAAGTTAGAATAAATGGTAATAATTCAAATGCATCGTGTAAAAGACTTTGACTGATAGGATCATCTCTTCGAAAAGAATCTAATTGCAGTTCTGCAGATCCATCCGACAAAATTAAAAGTGTCCAAGCAAATCCTTTTTGAACTACTCTTGTATTTTGCGATTCAATCGGTGTCTTGATCATAAGAACAGATCCATTCTCTAAAGACGGAATATAAGTTGAAAAAATTCGAAAAACGTGAGGATTTGTAATGAGAGGGACCCCACTCGGCCCTGTTACAGATTTTAACGTAGGAACTCCTGTTTGAGGAAAATATCGAATATAAGGTAAATATTTGGATCCTTTCATACCATGAAATACAATATCCAATCCATCTGATTGAACTGATTTTAAAACAGGTAATCTTGCATGAAACACGGTAAGATGTTTAATTTGGAGAGATTCAATTTCACTAGATAATACAACATCCATACTATCAAGAGTAGATTGACTCACTCGTTGATATTCTTGCAATTTTAAAAAGGTATCATTCATTTCAGGTGTCATACTCACATATAAAGTTTCTTCCACTTGATGAGGATTCTGTAAGAATGGAAAATAGACTTGAAAAAATCCTAAAAAATCTTGTTGGGAAGTGGGATCGGCTACGGCCGCTAAACTTCGTAGCGTCCATAGGTGTAAAGTAGGTTCTTTATGAAATGGGATTTGTTCAAAGGTAAGACCTTTGTAGGATTCAAGAGAAATGATGATACGAGATCCTTCGGGAGTTACAAATCGTCGATCAGGAGAAGGATGTGTGGAAGGATCAGGAAACTCATTAGGAGTTGTAAATCCTTCTGTATATTGAAATTCAATTGGAGTATACGATCCATTCTCTAGCTGAATTGCTAAAAATAAAAACTCTGGTAAATAAGGAAGAGGATCTTTTGCCTTTACAGCAATTCGTTGTTTAATGGAAAGAATAGTTTCAAAAGAAGCCACTTCCAATTCATACGTAGTATTGTCTGAATGATCTACAATATGGAGTTCATTCATGAATGATTCGGTATCAGTCGGAGCTAGGATCTCCATCTACTGTTAAGCAGGAGTTAAATCATCTTTCACTCCTTCCTTATATTTAGGAGAATCTGTAATTTGCACTCCACAATATTCAACTGGGTGTGCTGTAAAATCTTGATACTTGTAAAGATTAAGAGATTCTGCCTGTTGTAACACCCATGCAAAATTATTCCAAAATTCGGGTGTATGTCCAATACTAGAAGTTCCTATATGAGTCATTTCATGCAATCCAACAAAGGTTAAAATATCTTCCCCTACTAATCGTTCCTCCTTGTCTCTCTGTCGTAAACACATATACACCTTCTCCCCCTTGTTCACCGAATAAGAAGTGAAAGAGGCATCGGGTGTACTTTCACTAAATCGTTCTGCAGTTAAATCGCAATTCTTCAGTAAATGCTTTACAAACGGTTTTTCAGAATATTTCTGCTCCAACGCCGTTCGTAATCGAACTAATCGATCCCTCACACGAGCCAACCGATCCGCCGCCTCCTGCTTGTCCTCCATATTTCTCACTAAATATCGTTCATTGTCCACTGTACTTTTTACATAGGCCATCGGATACGCCGACTGTTTATACAACATGGCTCCCAATCCGGCCGCTGCTAACCCTCCTACAAAGATCCATTCCATTATTTCCTTATTTTACATATATAAAATATATAAAATATATAAAATACAGATTGTTTCTATTTTCACTAAGATAATTAAAAGAGTAAAGTACCGGTCGTATAAGGGAATGATCCTAAATTCACTTTCCCGCTATAAATAAACATATTACCCATACCAATCGTGGGCTGCACATTGTTGTGCGCCCTGTCACCACCAGCAGGATTCATCACATGAGAGTGGGTAGGATCATAGAGAGTAATTCCTGTTGAATTCAGATTGGTGGTAAAAGAGTGTGTGTGACTTCCTGCATCATCCGCAGCACCTGTTTGCGTTGTTAGATTATGTATTTGTATAGTAGCAGCAGACCACCCAGCAGCATCTGTTACACCGGTGTGACGGTGCTGAGGGTCGTTCAACGTAATTCCTGTACTCACCATACTCGTAGAATTATTGGTTGCAATTTGCCCACCTCCAGCCACTCCGTGATTGTGGCTTGGCATTTCAGCAATAGATAGCTGATGCACATATTCACCAATCGTGCTACCCAAGGCTACTGTAAAGGAACTGGTGTTGGCATCCGTGCCCCTTCCAACCGCAGCAGGGACGCGTCCTGCCGGGTTCGGCAAATTGAACGTAGAGGTCATGGCAGACCCTCCATAGGAATATCCAATCACATTGTATAAAGACATAAGAACTAACTGCAAGAGAACGGCCGTCGCACTGCAACCACCCCATGTGATCCGTCGGAACTACAGAAAACTTGGTATCTCCTACCGTTGGTTTCTGATGCGCCGACAGAGTAAAAATCTGGCGAATGTAGGAACTCATTTTAATAATGGTAAAGAAAAATTTAGGGTAATTCCATATAATTATTCTTTTCTAAAAACCTCTTACACTGATCATCACTGAAATAGTCTATTTTTAACATTTCACAAATTTCTTTCACTACTTCTAAAAATAGAAATGTATTCGGATGAAACACCGTCAACATCAAGGTCTGAGTTCTATATTTATTAAAAATCTCAGATACTTTAATATCTACCTCTTTTTCTAATTCTCTTTTTTGTAATTCCACAATAGATGTATCATAGTTTGCATACTCTAAATAAATAGATGGTAGTTTAATGAATTTTGCTGTTGGAGCTAACTCATGCAAGGTAATTGAATTTGAGAAAGGAGATTTCTCTTTTGCAATTTCTTGATAAAGAATAATCTGACTTTGTTTAATTTGTTCAATAGATTTTTCAAAGTCCATAATTTTATTTTTACATTTGTCACTGTATTGGACGACATGAGGACGAAATTCATCCCCATACAAACACCATGAAATCATGGATTCTGGTAACAATTGTTGAAAATAGAAACACAAACTCAGCATTTGACAATTTCCAATGAAGGTAATGTTCATTTAGAAAGGGGGGAGAGGTTGGGAGGGAGATTGTACCGCTAATTGTTAAATTACGCCATCCCTACATGTGGGGATGGCGTAATTTAATACTACGGTTCTGTTAAGAATTAAATTAAGTCCTGTCCTTCGGACAGGACTTAATTTAATTCTTAACGGTAACTTATTAAACTGTTAAATCGGGACGATAGTTCCCTTTTTCACCAAAAGTTAAAAGAGTATACTTATATCCTTCTTTGATACAAGCTTCTTTCTGTAACAACAGTTTTCCTTGTTTCATACCTTTATCATATGTCCATGTACTTTTTATCTCCACAATATGTTTTTCCTTTGGTATATAGACATCACTAAAATAACGGTGATTCGCTCCTGTTGCATCTGTATACCAAATTTCAGGTTGATAGGCCCTTCCAACACGAAGATCGTCCTCTTTGTACGTTTTCAAAAGGTGATCGAGTCCAAAGGGTTCGTAGCCTTGTACATATACAATTAAACCAGATGGAAAGGTGTAAGGACGATAAGCATATCCTGATTTTTCAATCTTTTCTTGAACCAATATACTTTGCATTGCGTTTTCTGTTCCATATTTTGCTAAGCACGTCTTTTTATATCTATCTTTATATTCAGGTGTACCAGTGTAAGAAATTGATCCAAATTGAGCTAAATTAGTAGCTTTTTTACGAGTATCCATACAAGTTAAATCAGAGCAACGTTGACCGTCTCGAAAATTACCATAAGCAATATTTCCTTCTTTTCCACACAAACATAGAAATTTCATTGGAGTTAAACAATCTTTATAAGTTGTTTCCAATAAGGTACATTTATTATCTTTAAAATATTGGATGACATCTTCTATTTTATGTTTCTTGTTAGCAACATATGTGAGAATTCCTTTGAGAGCAGATTCTTTATTTTCAGGTCGTTGACTAACAAATTCATATCCAAACCGTTCTTTATTTGTAGCTTTTAGTCGATCTAGACGGCAATTATTGCATCGTATTCCTCTTTGAAAATCTGAATATGTTATTGTATGTATATTTTTTGTTCCACATGAACAAATATATTCTAATGGTTTCTTATTTGTAGAATATTCTTTTGAAACAAGAGTGCATTTTTCTTTTTCAAATGCTAGTTTTACAGCTTCAAATGATAGTTTTGGTGGCATTTTATTACATAAATATAGGTTGGAAGCTTTAAGTTTGGAAAATGAGTTTTAAAAGTTTTTTAGAGGGTTAAAAATTCATACTGTAAAGTATAGTTTGAATTTTTAAAAAGTTTGTGTTTTTATAGTATAAACATATTTACTCAAGGGGTCTCCTTTGCAAATCTGGAAAAATATTCGTCTGGTTCCAAGGACTGACAACGATCTGAGGATTGGGGGGATCAGAACGGAGATCGTGGTTCGCATTGCGGAGGGACTGTCCCACGGTGTTGACACCGATCAACGCACCAGCACTGAGGAAGTTCTTACCACTGATATCACCGGATCCCATGGGGTTGACGGCGGCCCACTTGGAGTTAGGATCGCGAGGGAGGAGTTCCTGGGCCTTCAGCTGATTGGTAGGGTAGCAATCGCTGGGAGGTGCACCACCAGGGAAGGGCATGGGGGAGGGGTTGAGATTCATGAAACCTTCTGAGGTAGGAACTGTGGAAGGGGAGGCGGAACCGCCGGAAGGAACTGCAGGAGCGGAAGGAACGGAGGAAAGCATAGAGTTTCCTACCTGTGCACCACTGGTGGAAGGAAGCCCACTGGTGGTATTACCACCAATTACATTTGCTGCCTGTTGCACCGCAGCGGCCAGACCCGCCCCTGTACCCGTGGAGGCCTGACCATTCGTAGGGTTGGCACCAGGAGTCATCTTGTGTTCCTCCTCCTCCTCCTGTGTAGTAAACCCTTCCACTCCCAACAACCGTTTTACAGCAGGAAGTGCTCCTCCCAGTGTAGGATCTACGAGATATAAAACACCTACAGCAATCACAACGACGAGAAGGCCGAGAACGAGTGTTTGTGTTTCCGCCATCTTTACTACCTGTCGAGGGGTTATTTTTTAGTCGGAATCATCGGAGAAGGGTTCCCCGTATTTTTGGAAAAAGGCCTCCTCGGCAACTTCCGCCGCCTCCGTAGCAGTTCGGGCTACGGTCCACAATCGGCGAATCTCTGCAGAAGCCTCTTCACGAACCTTCTCCAAATTTCGCAAATGCACTAATCCGTCGGCGGCTCCTCCAATCTCCTCCACCTCCTCCAACTCCGGATGGAAGAGGTCTAATTCAATGCCTTCAGACAAAGAAGTGGGCACCCATTCGGGTACAATCTGAGACCGGGAAATCCAGACTGCAAGAAGAGCAACCGAATAAGAACCTGTCGGAGGAGGTGAACTCCATCGAAAAGAGGCCCCCGGAAGTGTCCAAGAAGATACCAAAGATCCCAGTTGAGAAAGAGTCGGAAGTGTCGCAAACAATCCTTTCGATCGAAGCAAACTATGAAGCAAGGTAGTTCGGACAGTTTGAAGCGCCACCGTATTACTTGGAAATACTCCCTCAATTGAATACACCGTTTCCAACGGAACTCGAAACCAGACTATGTCTTTTTCCAAATGTCGAACAGGACGTTCAAATTCCATTCTAGTTCCTCTCTCGGTGAAATACATTGAAAAACTCCGCAGGAAATATATAATGAGTACAGCACGAGATCGTTATGCAGAAGCAACCAATGATATAGCCGATCACATCGGAGAAAAATTCTTCCAATTCATTCGTACCCCTAAAATAAAAGAAAAAATACAAAGTGTATTAGATCCTATCGTAAGTAGTATCATACAACGTGTATTTCCTTATATTCTTCTATCTGCAATTCTTTTTCTAATTCTATTTATTCTGAGTATAGCCACCTTTTGGCGTGTTATGTATTCAGCTCATATTGTTTCTACTGTTGTATCAATGGGAGTTTGAAGGAATTCCATTCGTATCTCTGGAAAGTATTTAATCTGATAAAGTTTGAACTCATCAGGTTCAATGGAAGGAGGCGGAGATTTCCACCGTACCAATTTATCCTCGTCTAAGAGAGTTTCTAACGTATCTAGAGTTCCTTCTAAGAGTTCTTTTGCTCGATTCAATGTAGGAAGATCTATTTCTTTTTGACTAAGTCCTATCCAAGCTTCACGAAGAGAAACTATTTTTATAGCACTATACGCCATACGAGGAGATATATACCGTACCCCCTTTGTATAATCAGTTCCCATTAATACACATAAGTTTATAAATTGTACTAATGTAAGCCGTATATCAGATAGAATAGTTGAAAGAGTATAGTCCACCCACTCTCCTTTCTCGTTTGGCATAAGTAGATGCTCTACTCCCCGTGGAATCATATCCATATCAGTGCTAAGAACTGCTGAAATTATTTTTGTTTTTGATAAATAGGCTAACAATGGATCCGCTTCTCCTACTGCATTTACAATTCGAACTCCCATTGTATATAGAAATTTCTTAATTAAATTTCTTTCTATATAACTAACAGTAGGATTTAATCGTTGTAATTGTTGAATTTCATGTTCCACTAATTCTTTATCAGGCCCATCCGTTAATTCTTTAGTGAGAATTTGAAGTTGACTTGATACAATTGCTCGTTCTTCATTTCGTTCTTTTACAACCTCCTTCTTTTCAGAAGGAGGTTTACCATCAAAGAAGAAAATAGGTTCTATTTCCTTTGATCGTAAGAACTCCACTAGCTTTGCAATTGTAGTGACAATACATTGATCCTGTTTTTTTGCATTGTACAGAAAAGGTAATGTATCAATTCCTACTTTAGTTTTTTGAAAGAAACTCCAATTGGGAGGGGTTGGTGGCGATTGAATCTGCAACCACGCTTTTAACCCTCTTACACCCATTGTATTGTAGTATAACTAGTATACAATGTGTTTATATATACTCATCAATTTTAGTCAAAATTATAATTTACTTTTCCTGTAATATCACTATGAGTAATTCGTTGATACCCTAGTTTGTCTGCAAACACATAAAAACCTGGTTCTGATTGCAGTTTGGCCCAATATCGATCGCAACAATAGGTGGAGGGTGAACCACCTTTTTGCATTTCATTTACCCCTGTTTGAAAGCATTCTTGAATGTTCTTTGCTGTTTTAGAATTTAATAGATAGGCAGAACTAGTGGTACAGGGTTGAAAAGATTGTGCGACCAGATCATCCTTTGGCTCAATTCTTCCATATTTTGAATATGCTAAAAAACAAATTTGATATTCATAGTTTCTTTCAAAAAATGTTTGTAATTGCATTTGACATTTTTTTAAATTTGAATGAAATAAAAAATCATCTTCCAAAACTAAACAATGTTTAAAATTGGAATTTAGAAAATGGGTGACGGCTGCTAAATGATTTTGAGTAGCTCCTACATAGGGTCCTTCAGGTCCCTTCTTCGCTTTGTAATGGTAGATTCTATGTAAGGGGGCTTGAGCTCGGCAGAGCTCCACCAAGAGATGCATATATCGATCTTTTCGTTCCTCCAAATTTAAAATATAAATTTGATCCACAGACTCCCAACAAGGGTGGTACTCAATTTGATCATGTTTTACTTGGTTAAAATACAATGGATGTCTGTAACAAATGGTAGAGTAGGGAAGACAGTCAACTGTATGAGGGTATTCACCATAACAGATAATAAATTCATCTTCTTTAGGAATTCTGGAGGGATCAAAGGTTGCAATGATACGTTTCTTTAATTTTTCAATAAGAAAGGATGAATTGCGGATGACGTGTTCATCCACTACACGATGGCGGTATTTGGATAACCAGAATTGAGCTTTCTCAATTTGATTTGTATAGAAATTTGCCATGTAGAATGTTTCCAAAAGAGGATATTGATTTGTAAAGGGAAATGTTTTTGCAATATGTGCAATAAGCATAAATTGATTTTGCGATTTTAACCATTGTACATGGTCTAGTGTAATGTATTGTTTATATGCAAACCCAGGATGAGGAATGTAGACATTACCAATAAAATCAAAATCATCTACTTGATCCACTGGAAGTAAGGTAGGATATTCATGTTGATAGGCCACAACATTTGTATGAAGTAGCATATCATGTTTAATGAGAGGATATAGGACTTCTTGTAAAAACTTTTCATCGGTTCCGTAGGGGGGGAGGGAGGTTTGGGTTTGTTTCCAGGACTCCCACATGGAGTGTAGATTCCAGTCTGGAGGGACACGAATTCCAAAAATACCTCCCATGATTCGATTTTTATGGTAAAAGTGATCACGTACGACATGAGCCATTTTATTGGAGGCTAAAAAAGCTTTGATACAGGCTGCATCGCGTGGAGTGACGCGACTATCCGCATCTCTTACAAAATAAGTTTGATTGGGTTTCCAAGTAAGGATACGTGACATCATAGGAATTTCTGTTAGAATGGGTTCCAATGTTGTATTAGGAAAGGATCGATACTGAGTGAGATAGGATTCGGGTACATCTTTTGCATAATGGAGAATGGTTTGAAAGGAGGGAAATTCCTTTTGAATGCATATTAGATTTTCTACCAATCCTTGGGTATATTTTGGTTGAGTACCATAGATACAGAAACAAAATGTATTCATTTTACTAAAGATGGATAGATGGATTCGTCATTCGCAACCGCATATCACGGGGTGTTTCATGCTTTGCACGGAGGCGTAAAGTATCAAGTTCTTTACCAGCGAGTTCACAGATTTCTAATTGGTTAACTTCAGAACCTAGAAGGAGTAGCAGATTGATATGGGGGGCTAGAGCTGCTTTTAATACATAGTAGGCAAATACGTTGGTAGTTTCTTTCCAAACTCCTGTATGTCTAGCCAAGACTTGCATTGCTTGTTGATCTTGCCATGATCGTTGAATTTTCCAGGTGTGGCCGGTGGTATCGGTGGGGGGGGAATACCAAAGACACCAGAGCCATTCGGCAAAAAGTTCGGTCCAGGCTTCAAAGAGGGTTGGCATTAATTTTGAAGAGGGGGATAATTTCCAACAAGATTGAATAGGGAATTCTGGCCAATCCCATCCCAAGGCGTGGATACATTCATGAAGGAGGACACGTTCCCATTCTTCAGAACGATAGATATAGACTTTTGGGATGGTAGGAACTGCAAATCCACCGTTTACATTTTTAGGATGGAGGGGTTCCTTGGCTTTTGCATTGCGTGGATCGTCTCTCCAAAATAAATAGACTTGAAATCCTGCTGGAGCTCCTAACCAGGTGAGAAGATGAATGGCTTCTTGAGGAACCGCCTTGGGGGCTTCCCCCCAAATTAAAATAGTATATGAATTTCCATCATAGGCGTGAGAAGGTAGAGTGGTAAGAGCGGTGGAGACGGCCCCGCCGTCCCAATCATTTTTACTTGCCGCGGTGGCCACGGCCACCTCGCTTGGATGCAGATGTCGTGGCGGTGGCAAGGGGGGGAGCGATGGCCGCGGAACTTGACGCCATAGTTTCCACATTCCTTACTAAGGTACTTGTTTTTGATGTTTGGAGTGCTTCCACTAATTCTAAAAAAGCAGCTTCTAAGGCCAAGGGAGTTCGATAGGATGTATGAGGTTCGGATCCTGCCAAGACGTGCATCCCTTTCCAAAATTGATCGGGCTCTAACAAACTTGATTGACGGGCTAGAGCTGCTGCAAGTGAATCAATAATTTCAGGACCGTTTTGACAAAATGCTAATACATCGTAGACACGAGCTCGTATCCATAAAATAGTGGCGATGGATCCTTCCTTTTTTGAATTGGCTCCTTTTATCATAGCTTCCACTAATTCGTTGTAATAATCTGAAATGCGTCGTGGATAGGTTGTAGATGCAAACTCTTTCATAGATTTTGCACGTTCCAACCGTCCTTCTAATTTATCATAGGCTTCCACTGTTTGAAAGGGGGGGTCTACTTTGGTACACCAAGTCGGAAAAGATATACGAGGAATCCTTTTTCGTACGAATGCATCATCTAATATAGACAAGGATCCACTGAGTTCTCGTGCTGTAATCCAGATCATACCTGTTCCATTCGCAGGAAGTACATATTGTTGTAGAATGGCTCGTACACGAATGGCTGCTGGTAGAGAAAGAGCATGAGCTCGTCTTAAAATTACTAACTTTCTTCCACCCAATTTCATACTATTTAATACATCTCCTGCATTAAAAAATGTAGTTAATAGTTCACCCATAATTTGTTTATCTTGCATACTTAGATTAGGAATATCAATTTCAAAATGGTGAGCACTTGCTGCCACTGTAACCGTATAATCATCTGCGATGGTGAAGGTACGTGTTTCCAAAATAAGAGGTGTTTTATAGGCTTCTTCAATCCAGGAACGAGCTAGTCTAATTTTTCCACTTCCTGCTGGTCCCACGAGCAACCAAGGAACTGCCAACATAGCCATTTCTTATACAATTGAGTATAAATTTAAGCCCACCCCTCTAATTGCTAAAAAGTATAGATGTAACTCCTAAATTGTATAAAGTGATAGGGAGTGCCACTAAGAATGTAAATATCATTGATACATGAAAGATATTTCCTTGAAGAACTGTATTAAAAAAGTATAAAAGAAGAAACAATGCAGTGGCAAATAATAAATTTATAGTCATAATCCCCCATAAAAGGGGACGATTTTCTACAGTAACTTCTGTAGGAATCACAGTAAAACCAATTATACTAACAAGTATAATTATAAACGTAATAAAAATACTAGTGATTCGATTTGGTATTTTTATGTAGTCCATTCTAACCTACTATAGATATTAAAAATTATAGGTAAAGTCATTTAATGCAAATGAATTAATAGCACCGGATGTAAGAAAGAAAAATGGAATTACAAGAAGATTTGTTAGAAGAAGTAGTACAAGTCGTAGTTCTGAATTTTGATATGCATATAAGAGCGCGAGAAATAAGATTGGTATAAGTGCGCTTAAAACAGCAACTGATACAAAAGCGGGGTATTCCCCCTGTACATCAAATTGTACATCTTGCCGGGCATGTACTTTCCAAGGATTTAGATAGATTGTCCAGAGAGAAACAAGTATCAATAATATATCAAAGAGTAAAATAAAGAGGGGGGCCTGGGTTGGAAAAGCTGTAAACAAATACAACATCATTGTGTACATTAGTAAAGAGGCCCCAATTGAATACGTGAGTATAAGACTCGATGTAGTTCCATAAAGAGGATTTGTAGCAGGTGTTTTTACTCTTGTTAGAAGAAGAGATATACCCCCTAGTATGATTGTGACGACGACTCCTAGTCCATACGCTGCAGTCGATACCGCCATTCTACTAAAATAGAACATTTTTACAAAGTAAAGTGAAAGATTATCGATTTAAAAAGGATGTTACCGAATTAGCCATATTTACAGAATAAGCTTTCATATCATACGGTACAACAATAATAATAAATATAAATGTAAATACTAATATGATTAATATAATTGGTATAAATAAATTGTTGAAATATGAATAATTGAATCCAGTATCAGCCATTCCTCTAACTAAATAAAATGTTTTAACTCTAATAAGAGAACTATGTTATGTGCACCTAAACTTCATAAAAAGCCTGGGGAGTCTTGCTTACCAGAGAAGGTTATAAACCAAATTAAACGATCGTATAAAAAAACAAGAAGGCGATCACGGGGAGGAGGGAGTCTGAATGAATATCAATTAGTAAAAGAAGCACCCATTGATTTATCGGAAAAGAAGAATTTATTACAATTATTTCGACCAGGGAGTCCTGCTGCTTGGAAGAAAAATCCACGCGAATGGCTGGACTCTTACAATATTGAAGATGTACTCAATCAATACGAAGAGGCGCATCCCGAATTTGAATTCATAGGACCTGTGCCTATTGATTTTGCCAAAGAAATAGACGGACAGTGTGTTGTAGATGAATTATGCAAATTAAATCTAGCAGACGCATATGCCAAAGGAACTAGAAAAATTGGAATTGTATTCAACTTAGATGAGCATGATCAACCCGGATCCCATTGGATGTGTGCGTACATTGATGTTCCGGGAGACGGGCACGAAGGAGCCATGTATTATTTTGATTCCTATGGAATGCGGCCACCTACCCGCATTGCTACCTTCATGAAAGAATGTGGTCTTCAAGGCTGTACAACCCTCTTGTACAATGATATTCGTTTTCAACGAAAAGAATCTGAATGCGGTATGTATTGTCTTTACTGCATTTTATGTTTGTTGAAAGGAAAAACATTTGTAGAAGTGTGTGAAAATGCCATCAATGATGATACGATGATTAAATTTCGAAATATGTTGTTTTTAAGTTCAGATTCAAAAGAAGTAATTAAGAATGTGTGTGTGTAAGCCACGGTATAACGTACAATCTTTTTAAAAGAGAACAAATAGAATGAGCAATTCCGGTTCGGACTTTCTAAGCAATGCTAATTACGGACGAGTCGTTGGATTTCTTCGACAGTATTATGCACGGCAAACTGGTGTGACTGCAATTAATGAAAAAACAGATACACGGTTGCAGAAAACGGTGCAGCACTACATGAATGAAGTAGCAAGGGCGCAGGGAACTTCCAAACCTCTACCAGGATTGAATCAAGAAGTTGTACGAGAGACAACGGTTACAATGGATGCTTGGTTGAAGAAGAGTGAAGTAGTTCCCACTGGATTACCTGCTAAAAAAGTTGGAAGTAAAACTCCACAGGAAACGGTTGTAGCGGCGAGTGTTGTACCTGATTTTGCGGATCGTGCCGATGTAAATAGGATTTTTGATACCATGGACAATCGATTCAATACTCTTGCTGCAGAACGAGCGGGTTCTTCTCCCAGTGGCTTTCGTCTTCCTCAAGATACTCTTGAAGTTCAAGAAGATCCGGTTAGTTTAATGCAAAAGATTCAAAAACAACGAGAAGAAGAAGCCATTGCGCTTGGCATTGCAACTCCTGTTGTAACGATTCCCCCCAAACTTGTCATTCGTGAAGAAGCTCCTCCTGTTGTAGTAGATCCTATCGTACCTCCCCAACCCACTCCTCCTCCACCCAGTCTTGGCCTTCGTCAACAAGATTATGTAATTCCTCAAGAACCTGTAGTTAAATACATTGAAAAAGAAACAAATGTTTTTTTAAGTTCATTAGATCGTGATTGGAGTCGTGACAATGGTGAAAATCGTTACAACTTCTCCATCCGATTTAATCCAGGCAATACTCGTCTTGGATACGGTCTCAGTCCCGCTGTGCACCAACGATTTCGAAATATTGTCCGCATTGAATTTGTCAAAGCTATTCTTCCCACCGAAGGCTTAGATGCAGTCGTCCGCAACACCGGTACCTCTGGGGCCCCTACCTACGATACATCCCGTATCTACAACGTCTTTTCCTTTCCCTATGTAGCAGTTCGCATTGCTGAATTGAATACCAATGGTTTTAGCACCAATCCTGATCAGGATAATAATACCTTTGCGATGATTCATTATGATGCTACGTGGGTAGCTGATAACAATAGTAGTAATACGAATCGGTCAGGGTATACGGGTATGATTCCCAAGTTTTTGAAGTGTCAACGGGTGTACGAACCTACTCCTCTTGGCTCTCTTCAGAAACTATCCATACGATTGGAACGTCCTTCTCTGGATCTTCTTTCTCCTTCCAACGATGCACTTGATTTATCTGGTGTCTTTTTGAGTAATGATGTACCAGGGGGTATTACAAACAACAGCATTTATAATATTTCAGGAAACGGCTATATCTTTCTTCAGACGAGTACCTATTTTCTTCAGAGTGCTTTTGGAGAGGATGATCGTATTTATATTCAAAATGTAGTTGCTACCGGTGCTACTACAGCAGCTGCCACTGATTTTACAACCTACACGAATCAATCTGTAGGACATTTAGTAGTTGGGATTGCATCTAACACAGGGGGGACCATTACAGATGGTGCTAATGCACAAGGCTATGCAAATTATGTAATTATTCGATCTAGGTTTTTGGATCCTACCACTGGTTCTGTAGCGCGAGATCCGTTTGGAGGGGCTGGAAATGATACAGCCCTGGGGGATGCATTGAAGACATTGGTGCAACCAAATGCCCGAATCATTAATGCGAACCGTCAGGTGCATATGGTATTCCGAATTATTACGCGTGAAATGGATTCGGCCTCTAACATTCGTCCCGATAATGTGATGTAAGAGTAGGGAATGTTTTTAGTAATCGTATTGGCTATTGTAGCCGTTACGTTAGCTATTCTACTACCAGTAGCACAAAATCGATACACTATGAGTAAATGGTTTGGATCCACAATTGCGACTGAGAGTTTTGATACCGCGGATCCACACTATAATTCATTAGGAGCAACTCAAACTGTAAACTCTTTGAATCGTGTAATTCCTGTCACCGATCCAACTGGATCAAATACGAATGCGCAACTTCAAGCTGCTATGAGCACTCCTACCCCTTCTCCAGGTGGTGGTGGTATTACAGGAACAAAGGTAAGTGTCGTACGCAGTTCAGCAGCTGTACCAGGACGGAATGCTATTGCTGCTCAGGCTGCTTTTTGTGAAAAACAGAGTGGGATTGGAACGTGTGCTATGTTAGACGATCCTGCATTTGCAGGAGTCTGTGGAGTTTGTATTAAGAATGGTACTAAATCACTGGATACCACACCCGGTCAATGGGTAGGAGGGTTGTATATTAACAATGACGATCGATCTATTGCTACTACTATGAAAGCAGATCCTCAGCCGACTGCAGGAGGATGTCCCCCTGGTTATTTCTTTTTGGATCGTGCTTCTTGTGAAAAAGGAGTGAATCGAATGCAATGTGCCGATGCAGGAATTGCCGGTGGATGGAGTGGGCCTTCTGCTCCCCTTATGGATTCTAAATGTGCATCCAGCACCCCTGGTGGCCCTTTTGTCTACGATACCAAAAATAGATCTTTTTTAGCAAATATTCGATTTATTGTACCCAAGGGGACAGGTACAACCACTGTAACTCTATATCGACTAGGATCGGATGGAGGTCGTGGAAAACAAATTGGAGCCATGGAAGTGAATCATAGTAAAGAAGTACTTCTTACCACCTGGGAACCGGTCGTAGAAGGAGATTCATTACAGTTGGAAGTAGTGCAAGAGTTTGCTACTCATACCAAAGGAACACCAGAAGTCTATGCAGTAGGTCGAAATGGATATTCATTTACACAAAATACAGCTGCTACCATGTGTAAATCATTAAATTCAAATCTAGCTACGATTGCACAAATAGAACAGGAGCAAGGATATGGTGCAGATTGGTGCTTTGCAGCACATGTAAGCAACGGTCCTCCCCGCTATCCTACTCAAGTCACGCGAGATGGATGTGGTTCCAAAGGAACGAATGTATATGGAACTGAATCTGATCTACGAGGGGCCACTTGTTTTGGAATTAAACCCTCTGTTAACGATGATTATAGTAGTACCAATACGACTGTAATGCCCTTTGCAGACAAACCCTCCCCACGAGAGTCTCGTGTTGGACGCATTCAACGTGGAGTTCGCGGCTTCTTAGCTCAATGGGAAAATACCTACGATCAAACCAATGCTTATAAAACAGCTATTCCTTTTGAAAAGACTCTAACATCTGATAGTAAACGATTAGGAAGTTTTTCTAGTAGTGGATTGATTGCTGCTCCTCGTGCTGCAGACTTTCCTAAATTTTTATCCAATCAATATTGGATTTGGTCAGGAAATCGTCAAACGGCTATCTTTCGTTGCAAAGTTCCTGCTACCTTCTTACCTCCTGTTTATGCAGAAGATGCAGCTGCAGTAGCTGGAAAGCCGTTACTATCGCAGCGAAGTTCTCTTACTGCAGGAAAAGTATCTCCTTGC